GCCGCTGGTGGAGGAAATCTTAGTATCGCTATAGGTTCTTATGCAGGACATACAAGTCAAGGTCAAGATTCTATTGCTATAGGTTCTTCAGCAGGTTATATTGCTCAAGGAACAAATTCTGTTGCTATAGGTTCTTCAGCAGGTTATTCCAACCAACAACCAAACAGTATTATTCTAAATGCAGGAGGTACAGCTCTAAATGGTTCCACTAGTTCTGCTTTTTATGTTGCCCCGATTCGTTCCATAGCTGAGTCAGATGACGCGGACTATCAACCACTCTATTATCATTCAACGAACAAAGAAATTGTTTCTTTCACTAATGGACGTACGCGAGTAACAAGACTCAGGACTGGATATACCTCCGATTTTGTTAGTAATAGCAATAGTAGAAGAGCTGGCTTGCGATTCGGATATACCCGAAAATTTAGTTCGTCTAGGTTGTTCATTCAAGTATATGGGTCATGGAAAATGACCGGACATGGTAATGATGAAATTACTTTTCAACTAGGTCTTACTACACAGAAATTAGACCAAGGAAGTGGTATAAATGACGCCGATACTTCAGAAGATCCGATAATTAACTTTTACGTCGCAGAATATTCACAATCTCAAGTCCGCTGGCAAGCGAATACTGGAGGTGGTGGTAGAGCTGGTCCTGGTCTCCCATTGGCGATGGAGTTAGGTGCAGGAGATTACGTGGGAACCTCCGATGGTGAGACCACTGATACATGGCAAGATATAGGTGACACCCTCTATATTTATGTGTTTGCGCAAACAAATGGTGATACCCTAACCCTTTACAATGATAGGGATGGTGATATAGATCCAAACATGTGTTTCGTTACGGAAATAGAGGAATAGTCAATATTTATAAAATATATTAGTAGAGAATTCCCCATGAATATTAATCCATATAATGTTTTACACCTCAATATCATCAAACTACCGGTTTTTGGTAATTTTGGAAAACTAGGTCCTAGTTTTAATTAAATCCGCTTGTTCATTGAAGAAGCTTTCAAAAAACCATATTTTCATAATATTATTCCAAATAATATTATTTTTAATACTCATCTTTCAATTTTTTCAAAATCAAATCATAATCTTCCTGAATTGTATTACAAACGATACTCTCCAATTTTTTTTCTACGGGTTTTGCAAAAAGACGGAAGGATTGATTTATATGAACCTCTGCTTTCATTTGACGAATCGACAAATCAAGATTTAAATCAATATGAATGGTGGAACGGTAAAAATCGGAATGTAGTGATCTCGTGTTTACGACTACATGAAGATTATCGAAATTTACAGCCATATGAATTTGGACATCAAAAAAGTTCGCGTGGTATCGTTTGGGTATCCATTTTCGGAGAGTCAAAATGGAAGGTGTGATAATTTGACATTTTGCATCAACTTCCAGGGTATCCATTATTTGCGTCACCGACTCTTGATAGACTTTATAATTGGGGTGGTTTGAAAAAAATTTATCTGCTATAATATTTGACTTTATTTTCTCAATCATTCTTTATTGTAAACTTTATTTTTCGTTAAATAGTAAACTTGTTTTAGAAAATCCTTCGGAATACATGTTTAACATTTCCTTTGACGACAATTTGTAATCTAAAAATGAATACTTGTTCATATCCAACTCAATGACATGACACCGATCCAAAAAAGGTGCATTTTTCATACCCTGTAATTCTTGTAAAGGTGCCACAAATAAATTCCAAATAATCTTCCAAAAGTCCAAACTTTCATCGTTTTCGAGACAAAGTGTACCTTTTGCCGTAATACCAATACCATTACTACCATCTGGTATACGGTGTATGGGAAAATTATTCGACAAAAACCCATCAAAATAATATTGTCCTTCGTATTGAAAATGACTAAACACAAATGGTATGTTACACGACATTCTTAAAGCATCCAATACGTTTATATCTGGGTCATTTTTAGAAGTAAACATTCGTTCCATTTTCATGGAATAATTATAAGTAATACAAATCAGATTTTTACCATAAATTCTCATAATGTCACCAAGTGTGGGAAGACTGTCCATTTTTTCCAAAATCATTTCTTCTAAAATTTCATTGAAATTATCATAACATAACATTCCATCTCCTTTCAATAATAAGCCTAAAATACTCGCAGGTTGGATTCGTTTCAAATATTTGTGCTGAATAAAACGAACCACAATGTCCGATGGATCATACCCTATTATTATTAAAAATGAAATAACCGTACCAATAGAAGTTCCAATAAAGGTCTCGACGTTATTCAAAATATTTTTATCCTTCAAGTATTGTAAGGACCCGAGCATGATAAAACCACGAATACCTCCTCCACTCAAGACTAACGTATCATAATTCATATTCTTTCAATTCACAAAATATCTTATTAAACTATTTTTTTTCTGAAGCGTATAATAAATGAACGATCCCGAACTCATTATTGAAGAATTTGATTATAATGAAGCCTACAAGCTGACTAACTACCTATATCCATTAATTATTGCAACAATCGTTCTAAGCTACGTTTTGGTTGTGATTTCACTCATGTTTATTCCAAAGTCAAAACAGAAAATGTGGTCTTCAATTTTATTCACACTGCTTCTTTTACCAACGGGTATTACACAGATAATTGCGATAATATTATCCCTTTGCTTACTTATTTATTACAAAAAGCCAAAACACTTCATGAACCTTCAACTCTTTATAATAGGATCGATTTTTTATGTAGTAACCAGTTATATTATTGTCTTGCTTTTACTATTTCTATTTGGAAATATGAACCTTTACGAATATCAAAACAAAGAATTTTTTCAAAACGAGTCCATTTCTTTGGAGACACTAACACGAAAGAACATTATTGCCAAAAAACATGAATCGAAAATATTAGAACAAGGACGCGTTGGAAAAGAAAATGTGAAAAACAAGAAAATTGTATTCGGAATGCTTGCAAAAAATGGAATAAAACACATGAACAATATTAAGAAAAAAATAAATATTCTTGGAAAACATTTTCAGGACCACATGGTACTAATCTTTGAAAATGATAGTAATGACGGAACCCGAAATGCACTTTATGAATGGCAAGCAATGGATTCTCATGTTCAAATCTTGACTTGTTGTGACCTTGGTACATGTGAGTGCAAGCTTGGTTCGAAAGATCCAAAGTCTTTTGGATATACTTCCAGTAGTCGATCACATCGCATGGCATACTTCCGACAGAGAATATTGTCTACAGTGCAATCAGAATACCAAGAATGGGACTACTTTATGATGCTCGATTTTGATTTATCTGGTGCGTTCTACGTTGATGGATTCCTTACAACATTTCATAGAGATGATTGGGATGCCGTTTTTGCAAATGGAATAGCATTTATTCCACTGCCATTTTTACATACAGTACCTTTTAATTATGATTGTTTTGCTTTTGACGACAAAACATTTGAACAAAAAAATCAAATTAATCATTTCTTTATTGCCAATGGTATTTTACGACCCTATGTAAAAAAAATGGAATGGTACAAAGCTGTTTCTGGATTTAATGGAGCTATGATTTATAAAATTTCGTCCTTACAAAATGCAAGTTACACTCCTGTCGACAACTTGCTATGCGAACACAAATATCTACATTATTCCATGCAAAAAAATGGTTATGGTCGCATCTTTTATAATCCAGCCATGGTTCTTTTTGCAGGACAACAATGTGAACCACGCCTAAAAATGCTACTCAAAACATTACGACTTCATTAAAAGAAAATTTGATGATTTGAAAAAATCAATATTTTTTCAAATGGTGGGGTTTATACCAGTTGCAAAACTGAAACGTTGTCCACTCCTTCCTTCAAAAATAAAATTAACTCGAACCATTCGTGCGACAAAATCCATTTCACAACGACTTTCAAAAAACCAAACAGGTTATATACACAAAATTATCGAAATATTTGTCACTACAGAAACTCCTTTGTTTCCCACATTTTCGAACGTCATAAATATTGATGTATTTACAGAAATTGTACTGTTTTTCATTTTCCGTGATGATTTTAATAAAATTTTTACTAGAAAAAATTTCAAACTCCTCACGCTTGTTATTGATATCCTTGTTTATCGTGTTTTAATTCCCATCATTGTTCACTATATTCTTTTTTTGCTGAATCATAAATTTTTACATCTTAATTGACGTTTTCAAAAAAAGCTAACTTATTTTTAACACATCTTTTAATTTTATATTCTTTTGAGGTGTTTCATTTTGTTTCTTTAATAATAATTTTAAAAATAGACTCAAACCCACAATCAATACAATAATAAATGAAACCATGGACAAAATTATTTTTTGTCGTCTTAACTTTGACTGTGTGCTTAAAATTATTTTTTGAGTATCCCGTACATCATTATTTAACATCTGATTATCATTTTTTAATTGATTATTAAAAACATCTTGATCCATTTCAATATCTTGCCATTGACTTTCCATTTCATCATATTTAGCTTGTAGAACTTCTATCTGATTATCAACAGTACAAATTTGATCTGTTTCATAACTTGCATTAATTGCTGATGAAGTTACTACAATAGCCGCCAAACCGGCTGCCGCTACCAAAAGTGTTGCCATTTATTAAATATTTTATTTTTTCGATAAAGTTTCTTGAAAAGAAACGTATCGTTTCAAAAATAATGATGATAAAACAATAAGATTGAAACAAAATAAAAGAACCATTAAAAAAATTCGTTTTGATTTTGATGATACCTGTGCATTTTTTAAAACGTTTTGATATTTCTGCGTCGCTTCATTGAAAGTATTCGCCGTACTATTCAAACTATCCAAATCTACACCTTCGTTATTGAAATAGTTGTTAAATACACCTTTCATATTATTTATTTCATCTTGTAATTCATCTATTGCGCCTTGTTGGTTACACATGTTGTTGATTTCACTATAATTTGCAAACCCACCTGCTACAAAAATTCCTAATGTCAAAGTTCCATTAAAAAATACTGCCATCTTTTTATTACAAATTTTTTTTTTAATTACCTTTTAATTCATTTTGTTTCCTCAAGAGTCCTTTTATCAACAATGTACCAACCGTCGTCAGGACGAGAACGAAAATTGTTAGTTTCAATGATTTCATTTGATATATGTACGTATCTTGTAGTTGTTGAGTTGCTTTTGTCATTTTTTGAATTGTTAAAAGGTTTTCGTTTTGTTCTTGGAATGCCTTATCTTTTAGATCACCTTCTGCTGCGATTGCAGCATCCCATGCTTCTTTTGTAGTTTTTATTTCTTCTTGTAAATCATTAATACTGTTATCAATATCACAATAGTTACTTACATTAAGTCCAGCAAAAATTCCTCCACTAATGACCTGACAAATGATTGCAACTTCACCAAGCCCACTAAGAAATTCGAAAGGGGTTGCTATTGCTGATGACATCTTTTATGCTATTGTTTAATTTTTTTATTTTAATTAAAAAACATCCTTTTAAAATAAAAATGCAATCTTCCCATTTTTTGTAATATTTTTATCTTCTTTTGTTTCGGGTAAATAAAGTACATAATATTCAGGTGATAACAAAAAATTTGTTCCACATTTGTTGGCATTCACTTTATCGATCAACGCATACTGTGTACCATCAAGTTCTGACTCAGTTCCAATAATTTCTACATAAATCGACGAAGCATTCCCGATTTGTGACAAAACCTCTATCGTCGGTTTCCATAAACAACCCATTGTTTCTAACCAAAACCATTGCTCTATTTCAATTTCTACCTTTGTCATTTATTACATATTATTTTTTTCGAAAATGAAAATTATTCTCGATACTTTTTTGAAAAATAATAAATATATCCCAAAGTCGCCAAAAAGTGAGACTTTACATTTACTACTCGAAAAACATTTTGTAACGTTGGTTTTTTAATGTAATCAGAAATAACAAAACTAGTAGAAACATAAGAATGAAAACTAAAGTTCATTAACGTAGTGGTATACAATATAGATGAAAATACCGACAATTCATCAGAAATACAATAACTACATCCCGCAAGTGGTAATAATACATATCCACTTTGATGAAATAACTTTACCATTTTTGTTGACTTTTCTGGTGAAAACAAATATTTTAAACTCATTTAAAATTATGATTTCATTTATTTAAATTAAGAAAAAAAATGAAACTTTCTCCTCATGTCTCGATTTATCGATTCCCTTTATCTGCAGTCACTTCAATTTTAAATCGAGGAACTGGTTGTTATTTATCAGGTGTTTTTATTGGAACAGGAATAAGTTATCTTACACCCTTTCCACTCAAAGAAATACCAGAATATGTAGAAGCGAGTGTAGCTGGAAGTCTAATTTATCATTCACTCGGTGGAATTCGTCATTGTGTATGGGATTTGAAACCATCACTCATGACCAATTCCTTTGCAAAATGGAGTTCTGTTGGATTACTTTTGTCTTCGTTTGGAATTACTTCTTCGTATATATATCTAAAGAATAAAAATCATTGGATAAAATGAAGATTCGTCCATTATTATCCGCTTTACGTGAATATACCTTTGATGCAATTGTTGTTGGGGGTGGTGGAGCTGGCTTGCGAGCTACGACAGGATTGGCAGAAAAAGGTTACAATGTTGCATGCGTTTCAAAACTGTTTCCAACACGGTCGCATACAGTTGCAGCTCAAGGTGGAATCAATGCTGCACTGGGTAATGTCACAAAAGATGATTGGAAATGGCATTTCTACGACACTGTAAAAGGAAGTGATTGGTTAGGAGACCAAGATGCTATCCATTACATGTGTCGAGAAGCACCCAATGCTGTTTTGGAACTAGAACGATACGGTCTTCCATTTTCAAGAACACAGGAAGGAAAAATTTATCAACGAGCTTTTGGAGGACAGTCTCTTGAATATGGTAAAGGTGGACAAGCTTATCGTACTGCTTGTGCTGCTGATAGAACTGGACATGCCATGTTGCACTCCTTGTACGGAAATGCATTAAAACATGACGCCAAGTTTTTCATAGAACATTTCGCTCTTGATCTCCTCATGTCTGAAAACAAATGTGTTGGAATTTTGGCATTTGATATTGAACAGGGAGAGTATTTAAAATTGAAAGCAAAAAATACTATTCTTGCCACTGGAGGTTATGGACGATGTTATTTTTCCGCTACCAGTGCTCATACTTGCACAGGTGATGGTAATGCAATGTGTTTACGCAAAGGTTTGCCCGTACAAGATGCAGAATTTATTCAATTCCATCCTACAGGACTTTATGGTGCAGGTGTCTTGTTGACAGAAGGATGTCGAGGTGAAGGAGGCTATCTTCTGAACTCGAAACAAGAACGATTTATGGAACGCTACGCTCCAAATGCAAAAGACCTTGCAAGTCGAGATGTTGTTTCACGTGCCATTACCATTGAGATAAATGAAGGACGAGGTGTTGGACCACAAAAAGACCATGTTTACTTACAATTATCTCATTTATCGAAACAAAATCTTGAAGAACGATTACCTGGAATTTCCGAAACTGCCAAAATATTTACAGGGGTAGATGTAGCCAAAGATCCAGTTCCTGTTCTACCTACCGTACATTACAATATGGGAGGTATCCCCACCAACTGGAAAGGACAAGTACTTAATCCAACCACTTTTCAACCCAATCAAGTGGTCGAAGGATTGTGGGCAGCTGGAGAAGCTGCCTGTTCCTCCGTTCATGGGGCAAACCGTCTTGGAGCCAATTCTTTATTGGATATTGTTGTTTTTGGAAAAGCTTGTGCTGATAATATTATAAAAACTAATAAACCCGGTGATTTTGTTGCAAAAGAAAATGAAAACCTTGTTGCAAAAGACATTGAACGATATGAAAGACTTTTACAAAATGATGGAACAAGAACCATTGGAGAAATTCGTACCGAGATGCAACAAATTATGCAAAGACATGGAGGTGTTTTTCGTAATGACAAATTACTACAAGAAGGAGTTGATAAATTAAATAAACTATACAAAGACCTTTCCAATGTTAAAGTTCACGATCAATCCAAAGTTTTTAATACAGAATTTATTGAACTGTTGGAACTGGAAAACCTTTTACAAAACTCTTTAGCGACATTACATAGTGCCAACTACCGTAAAGAAAGTCGAGGCGCTCATTCTCATGACGACTATCCAGAACGAGATGATCAAAATTGGCTCACACATACTATCGCTCGATTAAAAAATAACATCGTCGAATTAAGTAAACGCCCCGTCATTTTCAAAACTCTAAATAATGAAGTCGAAGCTGTGCCTCTTGCAAAAAGAATTTATTAAGCTACTCTCTCTCAAAAATATATTTTTTGAGTAAAAATTGTTATTTCCTATTAATTAAAAAAAATAATGTCAGGTGGTGATTGTAATTTCGGTAGTCAATTTGGAAATTTTTTTGCTTTGTGGGGATCAAATACTTTAGAAACCTTTGGTTTAAACTCGGGACTCTTCAATACAAAAGAATCCAATCGTAACAAAACACTTTTAGATTTACAAAATCAATTACAAGACCAAATATTCGAATCCCAATTAGAATGGGCAAAGGCAACTAATGAACTGCAAAAAGCTGAATATGATACTTTTAAATCATCTGTTACCGTTATTTATGACACAATGTCCTATTATAACACAATGATTCAAAATCAAATCAAATTAGAACAAGTCACTATAATTGGTGCTTATTTACTCTTTTTAATTGTATATACTTATTTGATTTTTTTCACTTGATTCCTATAAAAAACAAATATCAGAATTTTTTTCTTTCTCAATAAGTAAAAAAATATGAACTATTGTGAAGATAATAATGATGGCTACACCTATTATGGTTCGTTTGGTGAAAGTATTGCATCAATGCTTGGCGTTCCAAAGGATTCTATGCCAGGAACACGTTATGATAATCGTATGAAAGCCCTTAATGAATTACAAATCAAATATAAAACACAAATGCAAACAAATATTATCGACTACTGTAGACTTGATAGCAGTTCTAAAAGTTTCTGTATTAGTAACATGAATTTAACTAATCAAGCACTACAAGAAACTGTCAAGTATAACGACCTTATAATTAAGAACAATATTGAACTTGATCAAATTGAAATTGTTGGTATTTACGCTCTTTTCCTAGTTATCTACCTCTATCTAATGCTACTTTGATTTACTTTTTGGTACAAAAAACGATAATATTTTTAACAATATAATTGCAGCGATTGCAATTCCTACAAACAGAACTACTTGTCCAAAATGATCTCCTAACCATTCAAAAGGTTTTGCAAAAGAATTGAAAAAATCTCCAAGCCAATCCGCTTGTTGACCCATTATATCTAAGGGTGAATACTGTTGGTACTGATAATATTTTAAATCTGTGTTCGTGTCCGCGGAACAAAATCCATCATTTGGTTTTGTCTTTGGACAACCTTCATCCCCTTCTTGTCCACCCAGAACCACGCATTGAATACTTTTCTTGATGGTTTCTGTAGTATCGCTACAAAAGTTCACTATTGTTTCTTTATCTTCATCGCTACCACCATTTGAAGCATCTATCACATTTTTGTCACTAGTTATATTGTCAAGACATGAACATCCATTTGGTGCATCGTTATATGCTTTATGACAACCCATTTGAGTTACTCCCTCTGGGGTGACGTAGTAACAGTCCGTTTTTTCATATGCCAATATTGAATATATCCCAAATATCGCACCAACAATTACACCTATATTAATTATACTTACTCCAGCACGTGCAAGTACTTCTTTCCACTTACCTTCTTTTCCGGATTTATTAATTTGATCTGCTGTGTTATTTTTCATTTGTTCTTTAATTTCATCAAGGGTTTTATTAATATCTTCGAGATTCTCTTGTCCTGTCTTCGTAGTACTCGTGTCCGGACCTTTATTTTTCACATTGTTTGAGGCTTTATATTGTTTCTCATAAAAGCTTTCTAACGTAACCATGTATTGTTTATCTTGTGGTGACAATTCTTTGAATCCGGAGGTTTGCTTGTTAAGTCTTTCCAGAGCTTTTTGAGACCCTATCATTTTATTGCGTCCTTCTTCCGTTGTTAGATCCCCATTACTCAATAAATTGTCGGATAATACATTATTTTCGTATAATAAATCTGATACTGCGTCATTATTTACATCTTCTATCTTGAAAATTGTCGATGTTTCTTCAACCATTTTTCCTATATTCTTCTTTATTGTATCATCCGAAACTGCTTTTCCTGTATCACTTACGGCTTCCATAGCATCGTTTTGAGCTTTAAAAAAACCTTCTAAACTTTCCGTTGTTGCCTCGAATTGTTCAGGAGATAGTTCTTTAGGTACTTCAGGACTATCTAACACTCCTTCTGTAAGAAATCCGAATCCAGTTTTTGGGGTACTGTAATAAGGACGATATGATTTTGACATGTTTTTTTGTTAAAAATAAAATAATTATTTTGTAATAAAATGGTACTTACCTATAATTTTTATAAATGGTCTATTTATTTATCAGGATGTTTTTTGATTTTTATCAGTATCTATCTTCTTTATTTGTTTTTCATAAAGTACAAAGACACAAAATACATTTACTTGGCAGCAACTATTAATTCTATAGGATTTCTTTTCCTTTATCTCGAGAGTAAACAAGGTGACAATAAAATTTTACAATATTCTTTAATTATTTGTATTATTCTATTCTTCATTTTGTTTACAGTGTTAACATTACGAGGTCAAGATGATATTTTCCATTCTGTAGAAAAAATACGTTATGATCCCAGTACCAACTTGGAAACTCATGATACTGTTATCCGTTTCATTTCAGATTGGGATCCATGGATTGACTCCAACTATGGGACTTATTTAGGATATGGATATAAAACTGATCCAAACACAGTTAGTTACTTTAGTGACTTCTTAAACATATCACCTAACGATAGTCAAACAGGATTTTCCTTTTTTCTCGCACAAGAAAATTCACTCTTCTTACCAACGCAAATTCTCACCATTGACAGAAATGCTGTGACTCTAATTCCTGACGACAGTTCTGTCCAATTTGGGAACAAACCTGAATCACCAAAAATTTCAACCCGATCAAGTAACAAGGGATATATTCCTCTCCCTTTCCATGGACTCTTTTTCGTACATACATTTTGCCCAGAACTTCAACATGATATGGCTTTTGTTGTTCATTTACCTGGAATGAAAACACTTGTTCATTCACCTAGAAATCATATTCAGGTTTCCGAAAATAACTTGATCGTTCACGTAAATCATAAAAAGCATCCGATTGACATGTCTATGTGGTGTTTTAGTAGCTAAAAAACCATCATGAAAATACAAAAAAATTAAAGGAATATAACATTTAAAAAAAAAAATGTTATATAAACATTCAATGGATATAAATTCAAAATTAAATCAAGTGAGCAAAATGCAACTTCTTTTGGTAACGTGTAGTCTTGTCTTTAGCCTTTCCTCTATTGCTTTTTTTATATATTATATAACCAATGAAAAAAATGGACTCGTCCTCTATATTTCTTTATTCTTGGCGTGTCTATCATACATATGCGGTGTTTTCAATATAAATTTTGGAGCAAATACAATATCCACTACAAATTTCTTGTTAGGATCATTTTTTTATGTCATCATGTTCACATTCATTATCATTATTTCTACAAACTCACTTGTACCATTCACACCAGACATTTCATTTAATCCCATCTCCAATGTAGAAACTCACAAGACAATCTTTCGAGCAACAAATCCTCTGACAACTACTAATATCCCGTTTGGAAATTATGTTGGAGAAAATAATCAATCTGAATTTGTGAATGTATCTCCTGGTACTACTGGTGTTGGTTTTCGATTTATGGGGACAAATATTGATAAGTTTGAACCGCAAGTACTCTTTCAAATAGGATTTGAAAGTGTTTCCCCAGGTGTTACAGGATGTACCAAAGTAGAAAATGGTTGGGAGTGTGGAATAACGGGAGTAACTGGCATTGTACCATCTTTTGCACCACAACTTGAATTGAATGAAAATTCAAAACTCCAATGGAAACACGATGAAACCATGATGGGTTTTCATGTCCAACGTTATGAATCCCCATATTCTATAAAGGTTGAAAACGATGGTGTCTTTGCTTTTTTATTGCAACAGGATAAAAGCAAAATGCCATTCAATTTGGGTTATCTATGTTCGATGAATAATAGAATTCAACAGTCGTGGTCACTCTATCCTAATATCGATTTTTCTTCCAATAAAATATCCTTAAAAGATAATTCTCTTCCAATGGATCGATTCGTTTTATGGTCATTTACAAAAGAATCAACAAAAGAACAAAAAACAATAGCATAAATAATATAAAAAATATATTCGGAAAAAGATTAAATTATATCATGATAATCTTTGTAAGAAATTCTTACTAGAAGAATATTGTCAACCTTATTTTATATGTTTAATTTTATCCCCAAATAATTATAAATATCATAAACTTTATAGAGAATTAAATAATAGTGCATGAAATGAATAGTAATTGATTGCCGTTAGAATAAAAATAACTTTAGTCTGGATAATTTTTATGAAACTGAACAGAGATAAAAAACTTTTTTTTTTTTCCATCAATAAAATGATAAATCCTTTCCTTTTCACTACTACTTGTGTCACTGGGATTATTGTCGCTTTGAGTATATTTAATTTGTACAATGATTGTAAAATTATTTTTGCACCAGATGACACTACTGTTATCGTTTCTGATATTGTTTTTGTAGTTGTTATAATTACTCTACTCTTGGTACTTTTGACCTTTTGTAAAAAATTAAAATAATCTTATTTAATATAAATGAACTTAAACTCAATTTATATCTGGTTTCTCATACTTTTCATTGTTCTCGTTTTTGTGTCCGTTGCTATTACATTTATAAATAACAGACTTGTTCCTGATGAGACAATCACTGATGAAAACTACAAAAACGTTTCTCAAAGAATACCAAAAATTCTTCACAAAGTTCATCTTACAACAAATAACGATACTTCAATCTCCAACCCTATACGAAATGCACAAGAATCTTGGTCGAAAATGAATCCAGGATACGAAATAAAATATTGGAACATGCAATCTTGTGAAAATTATTTAAAGAATAATTTCCCACCTGTGTATTTAGAAACATTTCAACGTATCAATTCATTTGCTGGTAAGTGTAATTTTTTTCGATATTGCATTGTGTTTCAAGAAGGTGGATGGTATTCCGATTGGAAACAAGTTTGTCTTAAAAGAAATATTTTGAAAAAATTGTCATTCGATAAAACATTTGTTTATTTCCAGGACAAAGGATGTAAATTTACAATCGAAAATAAATGTATCCAAAATGCATTTTTTGGAGCAGTGCCAAACCATCCAGTTTTGAAGGAAGTTATTCATAACGCAATTGAGAATACAAGAATCAAATATTATGGTAAACATGCTTTAGACACGACTGGCGTGTGTCTTTTTGGAAAGACAATACGTAATTCTGTTCATCCTACAAACTCCTCAGGCAAGTTCCAATCCAATTTTTTTCATCATAATTCGTATGGTGTCATTGTACAACATAAATGCGATTTGTGTCCAAAAGGACAAACTTGGAAAAATGGTAACAATTATAATACCCTTTGGACAAAAAGAATGTATTATTCCCGATAATAATAAAAAAGAAATGAAAGAACAAAATTACACTTTAAGTACATACAATTCACATCAGCAAGACGATTTGGTGACGAAAACAATTTATATGACTTATAAAAAAAACATTCCACGTAGAGTAAAAGAAAGATGGTTACAACATAACCCTGATTATAAAATTGATTTTAGTTTAGATGCGAATTGTTTTCATTTTCTACAAAATAATTTTAATCATAATGTGTCGAATCTATTTCATAGCATTCAGAAAGGAATGTATAAAGCTGATTTGTGGAGATTATGCAAATTGTACAAAAATGGTGGTGTTTATGCTGATATTGATTTGGTTCCTCATTTGAACATTGATCAATTAAATAAAAATATTACATTTTATTCTTGTCTGTCAATTGCACCCAATTCTATTTTTCAAGCATTCATTGTAAATTTTTCAAAACCAAACGATCCATTACTGTTAGCACTTATATTATCATTTTTATTAAATAAACCATATCGATACAAGGATGGTCCAACGTTTGACATGTACAAATGCATCAAGTATATGTTAAATGTGAATAAAATATTACCTGAAACCAAATATGAAATCGACACAGTGAAACTAAAAATTTGTATTGGTCCTAGTAAAAGCAATATCAAAAGAATTCATCTTCTATATTTTCCCCCTAGTATCAAGTATTTTATAAAGTTACATCAAAACTCCTATAAAGACAACTTTGACTTTAAAATTGAAAACGATTACTTAATTATAAAAAGAATCGACAATAACACTGGTTGGGATCACAATCATTTTATTGACATTTGCTTTCCATCAAGGTCAAGTTTCTTCTTTTTTCCGGAAAATAGAGGACCGAACAAAAACTGGGTGACATCCTTTGTTACTCATGGAGGGAAAAAAATTTTAGATAGTAGAGACATGGACTATTATAAGAATAAAGGTTGGTAACTATTTTCAGCAAAAAAAGAATCAGAATATGCATGATAACATTCCCCAGTAAAAATAAATTACCAATTTTTAAAATAATTTTATTGATATTAATAAATGTTAGATGAAACAAGACCTTGTGCTTCACGATCTCGTAAACCAAATCGATATACAAAACATGAACTTGAACTTCTTGTACGTTCTCATCGACTTCCTATTGTGACTGCAAATAAAACAATTGATGAGCTTTGTAAACATCTAAAAGAGTATCCTTTAAAAAAACTCAAACGCATGAAAGCTTTAGCACTAAAAAAGGCTGAAATGAAAAAGAAGAAAGAAAATCAAGAGGCATATAAAAAACGTGAAATGGAACGAAAAAAAAAATTACTCCAAATTAAAAAACAAAAACAATTAATCAAAAAAATTCTTGAAGAAAAAAAAAAACAACGATTGAAAAAACAAAAAAAAGAAGCAGATGAAAAAAAGAAAAAAAATTGTATTTTGCGTTCTACCGTTCCTCTACGGGATTACCAACGTAAAGTCATTCGGTTCATGAACAAAAATAACCGCTTACTGGTTTATTTTAAAATGGGAACTGGAAAAACATTAACAGCAGTCGCTGTTAGCCAATGTTTTCTTGATAAAAATCCAACAAAATCTGTTCTAGTTGTCACACCAGCCTCTCTTTTGGATAATTTTCGACAAGGTATGGTACAATATGGTAATATACGGCATCCAGAAAAATATGAATTTCTTTCTATTCAAAAATGCACAAGTTTACTAAAACAAGGAAAGTTGAATTGTGCTGATAAGCTTGTCATTATCGATGAAGCACATAATTACAAAGCAGATATCCGAATTAATAAACGTACTGGCAATATCATTAGCGGGAAAAATATATTTGAAGGTTACAAATGTTTTTTACATGCTGAAAAATTACTTTTATTAACAGGAACACCACTCTATAATTCCATGACAGATTTAAATGTCTATAAAGTTCTTTTGAATTATCAAAAAAATGACACGAGACCGATTCTTGACATTATTAAAGAATTTAAAAAAGAACCCATTGATATTTTAAAATGCAAAATAAGTACCTACAGTTTTGAAAATGACAGTGAATCTTTCCCTGCACGGGTTGACAAGACTGTCAAAATTTTAATGAACCCTACGTATGAAAACGAATATCAAAAAATTCTTATGGAAATCGAGAAAAACGCTGAAAAACATGTCATCGCCAGAGTCTTTAAAAATTACACCGACTCCAATACAAACCAATTTTTAAATCTTACTCGAAGAGCTACACAAAATATAGATAATAATCTCACATTAAATCGCAAATTGAATTATGTCAAACATCTTATTGAACGATATGCAAAACGAAATGAAAAATTATCAGAACATGATAAATACAAAATTGTTATATACTCTCAATTCAAAGATCATGGTATTAATCTGATTAAAAATGTCATTGATGTTCGTTCTGCGACAATCTCTGGTGACACAAAGGTATCAGAACGTAGTAAAATTGTAAATCTCTACAATGAAGGAAAAATTACCGTATTATTTTTGACAAAAGCTGGTGGGGAAGGATTAGATTTGAAAGGAACAGATTCCATTGTACTTATGGAACCAACTTGGAATAATAACACTAGTGAACAAGTTATTGGGAGAGCAATTCGTTTTCAAAGTCATGCAACACGTCCAGAGGATCGTAAAAAAGTCAAGGTATATCGACTGTGTCATGTGACAAATGCTGATACGACAGAAAATACTATTGCGTTTTTAAAAACTTATATCAGAAATGCAAAGCTGATAGTACCTTCTGTCAATTCGCTTTTAGATACAATTCGTAGCTGTGATTTAATTATGGAAACGTATCAGACTGCAAAACAAAAAGTATTGGATCATTATGATCAACAATTAAAAGCATTGTCCATTGAAAATAATGATTGTTAAGGAAAAAAAATAAAATGATTTTATTTTTGTAAAGAAAATAAAATTTGTTTGTTGACAAAATATTTTTTTACACTTTTTTTTTTTTTTTGAAAAAAAAATTTTTTGTAAAAAGAAAATATTGATTATTATGCGTTGGGTGTTACCGCTTTTGTATAAAATAGGTATAGTTTTATCAACAAAAAATATTGTTCCGTCCGATGAAATTGTGAATGCTTGTCGATTCTCTTCTAATTTGTACAAAAATTTGTATATCCCTTTGGGCATATCTTATCTCGAATGGGAGAATGGAGGGAAATGTGGTACTTGTTATGAAATTTCGTCGAACGAAGGAAATTTTCATGGTATCGTTACCAGTTTATGTCCTGATTGTGAACGCAATGAGTTGTCGTTACTTTCTGACCAAGATTTGATTGTCAACACGAAGGCATATGAAATACCTTGTCCACATTGGGAAAATGAAAAGCCAAAATATAGAACTTTATTTTACGAACAAAAATTAAAAATTCAGATTGTTGATACGGAACGTCCAGTCACAAGTGTTTCCTTAACTAATTACCCAGATAAATTGTTTCGAAAAACCTGGGATAATTTTTGGATGATCGATGATGATTCATTGATTCAATTTCCATTATCAATTACTTGTATCACTGCTACAGGAAAAGTTGATCATGTCCTTATTGAAGATACAAACACCTACAAAGTCATTGATTCATTCTTATAGATTTAAATTCTTTTTTTTTTTTGTTTTATAAAAATGGATGGAAATAAATCTACAAATAAAAAAAGACCATTAGGTTCTTTAACAAATAAAGTTATTGATTACATAAATCCAGAAGTTGTTTCATCACCACCACGAAAAGTCAAGAGAACTGGTCAAGTAACTGATGAATTTGCGGGTTATCTTGATAAACGGAGGAGAGGTAGTACAAACCCATCAAAATATCTGAAAACTGAACCAACAGCCGAAATGGTGGAGGGGAATCCTGGTAGGTTTACACGTCTGCGTAAATTTAATCAAAATACGGTAGACGAAAAAATTGCAAGAGATCAGTTAATTGCTAAAAAAATTTCACAGGAAATTAAAAATATAGATAAAGCTCATGATTCATTCTATATGCCTTTAAAAGTAAGAGAACGAAGGAGTACCTTGGAAAAATCCAAAAAGGGTTTAGAACAGTCGATTCGAATGTTACGTGGATACGAACCACAAAGCATACAAGATGCTCTCGAACAAATCATGAGTTTTGGTATGGCAACTCCAACAGCAACTGCTACAAGATGTATGTTTGAAATTGATTTTCCCAAAGGACCTATAGAAACTAGTACCGTTCTTCCCATGTCAAATGAAGACAGAAGAGAGTTTATGAAATTTTTACAATCCGGTATTACAGAATTTTCTTTTTCATTGGCAGCGTCCCAACAGATTTTAAATTATAAAAAACTTCGTGGAGAAGAACTCAGACGAGAGTTACAAAATTCTAACAGGACACAATATGAAGAAGAATTAGAAAAAAACGTTTTGGACTATATTTATTCTGCATTAAATGTAAAAAATTTCGGGTACCCCGTGTTATTAAAATCCCCTTTTATAGAATTGTTGTCCCGTACATCGAACACAATTTCTAGCGTTGTTGATATTCCCTTTTACTTTATATTTGCACTGAAAAAGAGAAGAAGAGGAATTGTAAATCCAAAAGGTGATCGTATCTCTTATCCAAAACCTTGGACGTACAACATTTACACAAAGAGTTTTGAGTGGGAGGAGGTTAAAATACCAGATTTACCCGAGAACTTTGTATCCGTGGAACATGTCCTTTGTGTCATTTTGTACAAGGGAAAATTGTACTCGATTGGGGCTGGTTATCTTGGTACAAAGGCTTCCTTATATTCACCAGACTTTATGTTTGAGTTTGATGTTCCAGAATATCGTAAGAACTATGTTCCTATTGATGTAGGTATTTTGAACAAGAAGCATCTTGAACGAATTATACACAGAAGTAGAACGACTACAAGAGTGCACTATGAATTTGATTATGAAACTGTAAAATCTCAATATGTCTACGACAATCGGCGTTTCAGTAATTTAGATGATATTCCTTTACCGATGCAGAAGGATGAGTCGTATAACGATTATTATCAACGAAAACGAGCTATTATGTCAACTCTTTATCAGAACCAGTTACAAGAGAATAGTATAAATTCAAAGTATGTTCTCCTAAGTTATCCTCGAGTATGTTTTGGTTTACCAGGAAACTATAAGAGACAAATTTCTACAAGTTGCACCAAAGACAATATGAATTGTACAAGTTTCATGGTTGATATTTTTCGAGAAGAAATTACTTGTTCGACCGCTGGAGTTATTCATAATCCTGGACTTTTTGGAATTAATTGTCGGAAAATAAATGGGAAAAAAGTGACATTAATGTTTTTACAAACTTTTATAAAACTATACAAAGAAAATAGAACACAACAGCTACTTGACTTGTTGATGGATTTTCAAAAATAATTATTAATTCGAAATATTTTGAAAAAAAATTTTCTACTACATTATAAAATGGAAAACCGAATTTTATTGTACGTATGTTTGTTATTTTGTATTGGTTCCATCATCTTCTGTGCATTGACATTTGCACACAAGTCGTCAATTTCAAATGCTGACAAAAACGCTATTGATTCATTTAATGAACTGTATTTGAAAAACATTTATGTAGATACGGAAAGTGATTCGATGATTTTCAAACTACCAACCTTGGGTTTGAAGATTGGACCAACCGCATCATCGACTTTATTTACAGATGATGATACACCACCTACTCAATTTTTATTTGAATTACAAGGAATTAATCCTGATTCTTCGGAAGAACCATATCCCGTTATGAAGATTACAAGTCCTGAAAGTTCGGATACATACTGGTCTTTTTCATCGGATGGGACTATTGATAGAAAGCCATCCTAAAAATTGATTTAATAGAAAAGTTATTGTTCATGTAAATACATGAAAGTCTTGACAAAATATGAAAAAACTCGATTGTTGGGGACTCGTGCCTTACAGATTGCAATGAATGCAAAAATATTTATTGATCCAAAAGGTGAAATAGATCCTCTAAAAATTGCCGAGATGGAACTGGACCAAAAGCGGATTCCTTTGAAAGTACGACGAGAATTACCAAATGGAACCGTTGAAATTTACAAGATTGACGAGTTATTGATTTTATAAAACTTTCATATTGGTTTAATATGAAAAATTTCTTAATAAAAGATAATGTTTGAGATAATTGTCGCACATGATGAGGCAAATCATATTGGGTATGAGAATCGTTTACCTTGGACAATAAAAGATGATTTGAATCATTTTCGCAAACTGACAACTGAAAATGGTCCAAACCTTTTAATTATGGGTAAAAATACATTTTTTTCCTTGCCTCCTTTGAAAGGGAATCGAGATATTGCTGTGTTAACAAGTACAGAATTTGCGACCCAAGACAATGTTTGGACATGTTCAAGCGTGTCTCAGATAATGGATGTTTTACAATCGAAACGTTATTCGAAGCATTTTATTATTGGGGGGCAACAAATTTACAAATTATTTCTTGAAAAGCATATGGAATTAATTGATAAAATTCATATTACTTTTCTTCATCAACATTTTGTAGGTGATACATATTTTCCTGTCATTCATTTAAACAAATTCTACATTTCCACATTTGAAAAAAGATTATGCAGAGATGAATTGTCTGGGAAAGATGTTGATCTTGACTTTATAACTCTTTTACCAAAACCTGACTTGGGAGAAGTGCAATATTTAAATTTAGTGCAAACATTGTTAGCGGAAGGTGAAATAATGAATGATCGAACCAACACAGGAGTGCAAACACTTTTTGGAAAAACAATGGAATTTGATTTACAATATGGATTTCCTTTGTTGACCAGTAAAAAAGTCTTTTTTCGTGGTGTAGTCGAGGAGCTATTATGGTTTTTATCTGGAAAAACGGATGCATCTCTATTATCCAAGAAAGGAGTTCATATTTGGAATGACAATACAACAAGAGAATTTCTTGATGCAAAAGGTTTGACTCACCGTCGACCAGGTGATGGTGGACCCATTTATGGTTTTCAATTTCGTCATTTTGGTGATCAATACAAAGATTGTGATTCCACCTATCAAGGTTTCGATCAGATTGCCTATGTGTTACATCTTTTAAAAACAGAACCCACAAGTCGACGGATGGTAATCAATCTATGGGATGGTTCCAAGTTGAACGAAATGGTTCTCCCACCTTGTCACATGACTTATCATTTTAAAGTAGAACATGGGCGTTTGTCTTGTATTCTTTATCAACGTTCTGGTGATATTGGATTAGGTGTTCCTTTTAACATTGCGAGTGCATCTCTATTTCTTTCCATCATGTCCAAGTTGTCAAAATTTCCTGTTGGTCGTTTTATTCATTTTTTAGGTGATGTTCATCTATACCAAAATCATGTTACAGCATTACAGGAACAATTAACACATGAAACATTATATTTCCCAAAGCTAGATATACAGGATCGAGGTCAAAAAACTGTCGATGACTTTCTTGCTACCGATTTCAAAATTTTAGGTTACCGTGGTAAACAAGTTGTTCCAATGAAAATGGCAGTTTAAAAGTTGATAATTATAATATTATTCAATTGGTTTAAAAAGATGAATGAAGAAATTTCTTATCAGTCATGGTTTCCTTATGAATTGAGTAATTTTCAAAAGGATGCAATTTCTGCCATTACAAGTGATCAGCATTCTCTTTCTTGTGTTCCAACTGGGTCTGGTAAAACAATGCCTGCTTTGTTTGCAATTCGTTATTTTCATGAACGTGGAAAACGTGTTATATATACTTCTCCAATAAAGGCATTATCGAATCAAAAATTTTACGAATTTTCGAATACATTCCCAACAATTTCTTTTGGTATATTGACGGGTGATGTGAAGATGAATCCAGATGCGGATGTGCTTATCATGACTGCTGAAATTTTACAAAATAAATTGACTGCATTTCACAGTGGTGATTCTTATGATGAATTTGAGATTGATTTTAAGAATGATCTTGGTTGTGTGATACATGATGAAATTCACATGATAAACGATCAAGAACGTGGGCATGTGTGGGAGAATTTAATCATTTCCATTCCTTCCCATATTCCCATGGTTTTATTATCTGCAACTTTACACAATCCTTCAGAGTTTGCAAAATGGATTGAATGGACCAATCCTAGTAAAAAAGTTTGTGTTTCTGCTACTATGGAAAGAGCGGTACCTTTGTATCATTATGGATTCTTTACGTACCCTCCCTCTACATTAAAAAAACTAAATAAACAGGAATATTCGGAAATGACTGCATTGACTGAAACTTTTTTTGAAATTCAGAGTCCTACTACAAAATTCTCCACCATTCCGTTTGATAAGATGAATAAAGCACGAAAAATTTTATATAAACGAAATCTTCAAGTCAATCGGACTTTTGTTTTGAATGAAGTTTGTAAGCAGATGTATGAAAAAGAAATGTTCCCAGCCGTATGTTTCATCTTGTCAAAACGAGCTTTACTGGAAAGCAGTCAACAAATTACAACCAATATTCTGGAATTTGATTCCAAGATTCCCTATATTATTGATCGAGAATGTGAATCATTGTTACGATCAAAACTGCCAAATTATAAGGAATTTACATCCCTTCCAGAATATTTATTACTTTTAAAACTTTTACGAAAAGGTATTGCGATTCATCATGCTGGTATGATACCAATTTTACGAGAACTAGTTGAGCTTTTATTTGAAAAAGGTTTTGTCAAACTCTTATTTGCAACAGAAACCTTTAGTGTTGGGTTAAATATGCCCATCAAATCAACCATATTTACAGACATTTTTAAATTTGATGGAAATGGTATGAGACAACTTCACTCGTACGAATTTGTCCAAGCATCTGGTCGAGCAGGTCGTCGAGGAAAAGATGTCAAAGGAAATGTTATTCATCTTTTCAACTTGTATCGAACCTTTGAAATTTCAGCATTTCAAAATATGATGCGAGGAGAACCACCGGTGTTGAAAAGTAAGTTTAAATTTTCGTATCGACATGTTCTATCACAACAAATGCCTCGTATCAGTCATGTATCCATGTTCAAACAGGATTTGCTTCAAAAAACTGCCCTTTTGGAAGACGAAAAGAATAAAATTTCAAGACAAATAGAACAATACGAAGTGTCTGAATTACAAACGTCAGAAAATGAACGAGATGAATTTTGTCGATTGCAAAAAAAAAAGTCAAAAAAAAAAAATCATTTGATTCAAACTTTTATAGAAGAACATCCAACAATTCAAAAGGACATTCAATTTCTTGAACGTTTCAATAATATGAAAGAAGAACGACAAATTCTCTTTCAAAAAGAACATGAAAAACGTAATCTTATGGAAACTACATTTACAAACATGTCCAAATGGTTACATCATCATGATTTTTTAAACAATCAGCAAAAAACTAGATTGGGTCAAATTGCTTGTTTTATTGAAGAGGCACCATGTATTGTACTTTCAAAATTATTTGACACTTTTAAACTATTGAGTAATGAAGAAATTCTTTGTTATTTATCTTGTTTCTCGTCCTTGTTTCGTAATGAGGAGTCATCCAACATTGGAAATCATTCATTATTTCCACTTTTGGAAAAAACAGAAGATATGATTCAAATGTGTTATTCATTTGAAGCAACGCATGGAATTGTTACTGCAGAAAATTATGATTTTCACATTCAGACTATACCCATTATGGAAGTCTGGTTGAATGTTATGAATGAGGAGGATTGTCACCGTTTTCAACAACTACTAGAAGAAAAAAATATATTTTTTGGAGATTGGATCAAAGTCTTGTTGAAAGTGCAAAATCTTTGTCGACAATTGCAGACCATTTCAAAACAATTGGATGACGTTGTATTTTTACAGAAACTTGAAAAAATGCCTCCTATGCTATTAAAATCAGTGGCAACAAGTGCATCGTTATATATTTAAACTAGTCTTGCAAAACATGCTGTAATAAGACTAACAGTTCCAAATAAGATACTGCCCCACATGGTGTCAATTGTAACAGTTTGAATTTTATAGTTGTTGATTGTTGCATAGTTTGTAAAATTGTAAACACTGTATATTGCAAAGCCAATGTATAATCCAATGCAAAATATTTTTGAAAGAGAATAATCTTCATAAAATGTTGTTACAAATAATGCTGACGTGAAAGCTAAAATAAACCATGACAATCCACCAATCCACATTTTTTTTCCAATAAAAGGAGCGTTATTAATTTGTAGAAATTGTGGTTTGTATACATGTTTCAATGAGAAACTGAAAAACCAGACAAAGTCAAGGAACAAAAATAAAATTAATGATAGCACAAAACTTACAACAAAAACTTTTGACATTTTATTGGAGCGTTTAAATTTTCTTTTGAAAAAAAAAAAATTAAAATAAATGGAATTGTGGTACGACACTCATCATACCGGGGCATTACGTATTATTGATTTCAATACACACACCATTACCGGTTCGGATCCAGAATGTCAATTATGGACTGTTCCGTTCACTTTTTTTGGAAAAAAAAAAATTTGTATCAATTTTCATTCAAAACCAACACATAAAAAAAATAAAATATTATATGCAAAATTTCATGACAAAAATTTACTATCATTTTACAAAACAAACACGTTGGATTCACCAATTAATACATGGATGAAAGTTGGACATGATCCCACCTATTTGATTCAAAATAGATATAAAAAAATAAATTCCCATACATAAAAAAAAAAAAAAAATGAAATTTGTTTCCAGTTTGATTTTACTTTCTTTTTTTAAAGTTTGTTATTCGCTTTCATGTCACGAAATTGAAAATAAATGCGAAGAATATTTGCAATGTTTACAGGAAAATAGAATGAATCTTATTCTCTGTCACAAAAAACATTTGGATGAAATTGATTGGGATGAATGGTATGAGAAAGGCTGTATTGATAACCTAAAATCAAATTGATATCTACACTTCAAAAAACTGTTTAATGATGTAAAAAATTTATTCTTCTTTCCAATTTGTTTTCATGTAAAGCAAGATTATGATTCAAACCTTTTTTTAAACCAGCCGAACTAAATGGTTGACAAGGAAATCCTGCACATAAAATATCAAAATCACAAAATTCATTAATACTTGTGTCAAATATATCTTTTTTGCATTTCATGTTAAAATTTCTTTCATGACTCTCTCTACAAAATTTATTACATAGTAATACACATTTCTGATTTTGTAGACCAAAGTGAAATCTACCAATTCCTGAACATAGGTCAATAAATGTTAGTTGATGGTTATAATCTTTGATTTTAATCAATACCATGATTAAAATAATATAATGATCAGGTAAAAATCTTTCAATAGAAAAATTCAAAAAAAAAAACCTTTTATAATAAAAATGATTGTTAAAACCAGTACTTTAGATACATTCCTTTTTTGGATTTCAGTTATTATTGTTCTTGGACTGTCAATATATAGTATTTATCTTGCACAAAAAAAGAGCGCCACATGTACAGAATATGTCCTGGATGAAGGAGATTACAGTAAAATTGCTACCTATTTGTCCGATGATGGTAAATACCTGAAAAGAAATGATACAAATACGATTGACGTAGACGCAATCAAAATTGAAAATTCTCTTCAACTGGGATTTTATCTTTTTAAAAATTTTGACCTTGATGATGACGGATTTAAAGTGGATTTTACAATACTCCCTAATTATCCGAATGGAGATCAAATTTCTGGGACTGGGGAAAGTAAGGGTCCAGATGATAACAACATATATTCTATGTATTGGAAAGTTGCATCAAATGATATTTCTAAAAAAAAATAAAACTTTATATAAAATATGGTGAAAATTACTTTATCGAATAGTCCAATGATTTCCGTAAGTATGCTACTACAATGGTTGGCAATTATTGTTTTACTTGGATTACTGACGTACAGTATTGTTCTTACTGGACTCAAATTTCAAAATTGTGGTTCTTATGTCTTGACGGAGACTGATTTTGATAATATTGATAGTTACCTGAAAAGTGTTGGTTTTTTTAATAATGACAAGAAGATTGATGTAAATGCAGTAACAAATTTAAGTTCAATACAAATAAAGGACATTATTCGTTTTTATGGTATAGGTAGTGAAGATAATCTACCTCATATTAATTTCGAGGTGAAACCAGAAGAAACTACTCCAAAGACAGGTAAAGGAAGTTTGAAAGGGGATAATACTAATTATCATTGGGAATTCCAATTGAATTCATCTTAATTAGATTTACATTGGCAATGATTAAATATTTTTTTTTTTAAAGTGTCATAATAAATGAGTTTGACTTCTTTTATTTTGTTAGTGATAGCAATAATCACAATGTTTGTTGTTGTAATAAATACTTCAACGAAAAACGACGAAACCCAATTTGTTCTTGACGATAATGCAAAAATAAAAATCAAACAAGAAATGAATAATTATGGCTATATCACTCTTTCAGATGATGGTTCGTATCATGTAAACGATTTAGGAGTTAACGCAGCTATCAGCATGGCAAATCCAAACGATGGAAAACCTATAGAAATTTTATCATCAGGGGCAATTCTTGATGGACAATATCTTTACCAACCAAGCTTTCAAGGGGATTTCGAGAATGGCGATAAGGTAACTTGGAAGTAGTGTAAAAAATCATTATTTAATAATGTTTTTTTAGTTATCATAATAAATGAAGAAAACGTATCCACCATCCGAATTGTTGATAAAAAACCGTTCGTTCCAACGAACACTTCAAATTGTAATACTCTTCTATATCATTGCATTTATTTTGATGATAACTTATATTGGTTTATATTCTTATTCTGTCCAACTACAAAAATATCAAGTTAAACAAGGTATTACACCTGTCACGCCTTTTCAGAAACCAGATGGTGTTTTTGTGAAAGTTTCAATTTCTTTTTCGGTAATCTCCATTGTACTAACTGGTGTTTTGTTGGTTTATTATTTAAGCAAGTATAATTTAAAGTTTTCTTATACTCAATTTACATTAATCATGTTTATTTTGTTTGGAATTGTTATTATTAGTATCGATTATATTTTTTATAACAAATTTGAAACTGCTTGTCCCTCAAATTACGTATTAAAGGACAATGAATGCAACACTTTAGAACCTTTTGAAACGAGACCCAAAATACTTCTTGTAGGATTACCAAAATCAGGGACGACTTCCTTTCAACACTTATTTGAAACGCTTGGAATGAGATCCTATCATCATGATTACCGAAACAGATCTATTGGCGTTATTATGAAAAATAACAAAAAAAATAAAAAAAAATTATTAGATGGTATTGAAGATTGGGATTGTATAACCCAGATGGATGTTTGTCAATCATTTTATAAAAATTACTGGCCTCAAGTTTCAGATTTAAAGCAATTATATGAAGAAAATAAAGATTGTGTTTTCATTTTGAATCGACGAGATCCTGAAAAAATGTTGAGTTCTTGGAAAAGGTGGAAAAAGTATGACAAGCGATTCTACCTATTCAATCCAGAGTTAATTGAAGAAAAAAATGATCAGGGTCTTGTCAAATGGTTTATAAAACATTTTGATAATGTAGAAAAATTTTTTGCAACAAAACCTAACGTCAAATTTATTTCTTTCGATATTGAAAAGGACTCAATCAAAAAATTAAAAAAATACATTGATATCAAAGGAATAACAGAATTTCCAAAAAAAAATCAAAATCTGAAAAATAGAAATATAAAATCATGAATTATATAAAAATACTTTCAAAATGTTCTCCATCTTTTTTAAATTTTTACTCTAAAAATAAAAATTTTATATAAAATGTCTTTGTACAAAACTGTCCTCCCATTTTTTGGAGTTAGCACTCTTTGTTTTGCTGGATTTTACACCAACAAACTGATAACCACTCCTGATGTGCCGATTTTAAACAATAAAAAAAATTCTGAAAAAGACGATTTACCATTTCTTTAATTTGTTTCAATGAATATATTATTTAGTCTTTAAACATTTGTTTATAGAATTGTTTGACTTTTTTATGTACACGAATATTTTTTTTGGAGAAATTTTGAATGAATAATCCATCTAACGATCGTATTCTAGAAACAGCAACATAACTTTGTCCTGGTGCAAAAATTTCGGAACCAATATCAATTTCAGCAGCATCTAATGTAGTTCCTTGTATCTTATGAACTGTCAAAGCCCATGATAGACATAATGGAATTTGTCGAACACAAAAAATTGGATGTTTTTCCGATTGATAGCAGGAATATTTAATTACAAGTTCTTGTTCATTTGAAAATTTTACGACTGGTAAAGAATTATTATTAAACCCAGTAACGATTCCTTGTGAGCCATTCCAAATGTTTGACTCTGGAAAATTTGCCAAACACATAACCTTTGAACCAATTTTGACAGAAACACTACGAGAGACGTTATTTTCTTTGATAAGGTTTTCATATTCTTCCTCTTTTTTTGACTTTGGAAGTTTATCACAATATTCTACATCATCTCGATCGATCTCCACATTATATTGATAAAGATATTTATCAGTTTCATATTTCTCCACTTTATAAACAATTTCTTGTGTTTTCAACTCTTGATAAATTTTTTGATTTAAATCCTCGACACTTTTTTTTCTTGGATAGATCTTTGCGAAACTTTGTTCTGGACAACATTTCATTCGATTTTCAATTATCTCCACATCTTGTTTTGTCAATTTTCCCACTCGAAGGTTATTTAAAAGACGAGTAAAAATTGGATCAGTTTGTCGAAAATTTTCCTTTAGCTCAATATGACAATCAGGTGAAAATACTTTTGACCATAAAGGAGATTCAAAACAAAACTGGGTCTTGTTTGTTGGCTGTTCATTGAAAGGGGGTAATTGATAAAAATCACCAGAAAATACTAATTGAATGCCACCGAAAAGCAGATCATTCTCTCGAATTGTTTGTGCAATTTCATTTAAAAGCTCAAATATTTCGGCTGAGAGCATACTTACTTCATCAATAATCAGAATTTTTACAGACTCCCAGTTACGAATGGCATTTTCAGGAATATTGGAAATAATATGTCCTCGTGTTCCTCTTGCTAATTTTATTCCACTCCATGAATGGATTGTTCTAGCATTCTTATGGAGTACAGCAGCTGCACATCCGGTCATTGCACATAAGGAAACATTTGTATTTTTTTGAAATTCATTTATCAGAAATGTCTTACCATGTCCACCAGGTCCGGAAATAAAAATATTTTTACCGGTAGAAAATTTGTCAAAAGCAATCTGTTGAGAAGGAGAAAGTTGCATAATTAAATAAATATGTATTTTAACAAACTAATCACCTTTTATAAAATTTTTGTTAAAATGTCTAGTATAGTTATTAAATTATTCTTGAAAGTCAAAAGAGATATTGTAAATGTATTGGTATCCTAGTCCAATAATTCCTGGACTTGCCTTCAGACGAAAATATCCTTCTTCACCCCAGCTTTTACCCCAAGAATTTCGCACTTTAAACGTCTTTTCTTCGGAGTCATATCCTACAATTACCACCGCGTGATTAATAGTTGATGACATCGGACCCTCCACTATTCCTTCAGAATAATTTTGGAATGAACTAGATTCCCCATCGATACCAATAATAATTGGTGAATTCTTAAGATTTTCTATCATTGTATTAATATCACTATCTGTTGGTGAAGTAACTGTTTTCTCATCATAGCGTGGATTTGCTGTTGCTCTTCTGATACAAGTTTCAGAAGGACATGAAACTTGATCGATGCATTGATTTCCCGCACAGTAATCTGGACCTGCGTATACTCCGTTTTCTAATATTGTTAGTCCAGTATTCAATTGGGCAGGATCGCATGAACCTTCGTTACAACTCTTGCTTGCACAAGTAGGGAAATTGTTCGATCGTGATGGATCTAGATACTGTGCAACTGCAACAGCTGCATAAAGATAACAATTGTTACAAGTACCTTGATCTTCAATTGGCGCGGGATTTTCACTCCAACTGGTAATACTAGAAAAATCAGATGAAGTTGTCGATGAAGTTGTCGATGAAGTTGTCGATGACGTATTCGGTAGAACACCAGTTGAATATTCTCTTTCATAGAAATTGATTTCGTAAAGAGCGACTTTGTGACTTATCATAGGTTGTATATTTTGCAATTCTAACAACTTCTTTGCCAAGAATAGCTTACGACTATGGGAAAGAATATAGTCCTCTGAAATTCCTAGGCGACTACTTTCACTTGCAATTACTGATTCAAAGTCAATATTACTAGCAACTAATGCACGTAACGTGTCGTTTAATTTCAAATGATCATTTTTTTTTGTATCCTCAAAATTCTGTAGAGCATTTGTAATACTAATTGTTGAAAATTTCATTTCTACTATAAGGGTTTTTATTTTTTTTACTTCAATTAAATTTTAAAGCAGTTTGTTCCATTTCTTTCTCTACTTGTTCTAGATCGGATAGAATCTGTTTACAATTTCGCAAGCGAGGATTTGTTATAAAAGAGAAAATACTAGCATCAACAATGATTTTTCCATATTCTTGAACCTTTTTACAGAAATCATGATGTTCACAAGCTAAAGAAAAAGCAGGATTATAATCGATAATTTGAAAGACACTTGGTTTACATAGACTCATTGAACCAAATGCACTTTGTACTTCAAAAGAAGTATTTATTTCCATCAAACATTCTTTTCGGAAATTTCTACTTGTTTTTCTCTTCAAAAAATTTTGACATAGCTGACAACTCTTAAACAGACACCTATTTTTAGTCTCCTTATAAGATCTACCATCTTCTGCAATGAAAGCTAAAGAATCATAATAATGAAATTTGGACAGATTTTTTACCTGTTTTTTTCGATGATATTGAAGGTAACAGATTCCAAAGGTAGATAACATGACACAATCAAAATGATTTTGAAAGGAGGTAATCATTTTGTCAATAGTGGTTGACGAAAAGAAAACGTCTGAATCAACAAGAAAAACGTATTGAAATGATTCTAGCACTTCCTTACTGCATAACTTTTTTAATTTATTACGAAGTCGAGCCATATGTCTACTTCGTTCAATCAAGATCCCGCCGTTAAATATTTTTGGATTAGGTAAGATTTCACATTGAAAATTTCCCTTTCTTGTTTTCATGAAAGTTCTGATTTCTTTTGCTGTTTTATCTTTACTGTTATTTTCATAAAAGTAATAATATACATCATATTTTTTTTCAATCTTTTCCATTATGCTAGGTAATATTTTCATATATGGTTCATTGTTGTAAATCAGAAAAAAGAACCCTAACTTCATTTTCTGTATAAAAAGGAAAAAATCTTTTGTCAATATAAATTTTTTTGATTATAATAATTTTTTTTGATTATAATAATTTTTTTTGATTATAATAATTTTTTTTGATTATAATAATTTTTTTTGATTGTAATAATTTATTTTGTAAAAATTATATAATATTTAGAAGAAATGGAAAAAAAAAGCACTTCCCCTACAAGCACAAAAAATAAATCTATTTCCATATCTTTGAACAATATATTATTATGGTTGGTCCTCATCGGACTTTTGATATACGTCATTCTTAGTAACACAATATTAAAAATGAATGACGGCATTCCCATAGGCACAATCATTTCTTTTCCGTCCTCTTCACCACCAAAAGGATATCTTCTATGTGATGGAAGCGATATTCCCACAAAATACTCAACATTAATAAAGCTTCTTGGTGGTGTACAAAAAACCCCCGATCTACGACAAATGTTCATTCGAGGATGGTCTAAAGATAAAAAAATTTTGGACTCTGTGGAAGAGTCCACATCTGCTAAGAATCTATCGATTCCGGATCATACTCATGATATGTTGTCCTGGACATCTGGTGGAAGTGGTCAACCAGGTGGGGGGGACATTTTCTATGCCAGTCAATCAACTTACAGCACAGCAACAGGTGTCAGACGTGTTGCCTCTCCTGGTGATGAAACAAAACCGGCTATTGAGAACACAGCCCTTACCATCAGTGGTGATGATGAAACAGCTCCACAACACACATTTGTCCCTTTTTATATAAAATGCTATTAATCTCCAAAAATTTGTTGAATAAATGCTAAAATTATAACGCTTCAAGAAATGCAATTGTGTGAATAAGTTGAGGAGGATTTAAACAATGAGAGAGATTTACTTGACGTAGTGGTTAATTTAAAATATTTAACAACATATTATTTTAATTGTAAATATACTATGAAAATTTTTTATAGAATAAGTGATCAGGGTTATGATAAAAAAAAACCGGAATATGTTTGTAGAAAATTTGATGTATTTCAAAAATTTTATACATAATTTCATAAATATGAAATTTATGTTGTAGCTGATAACGTAAGTGACGAAACATACAATTTTGTATTACAATATATAAATAAGGATAAAATATTCAGGACACAATTGTCACACGCAGAGGCTTTTATGTACGCTGTAAATTATTCTTTAAATAATTTTGATATGAATGAAATAGTTTATTTTGCAGAGGATGATTATTTATATACAGAAGATGCAGATAAAATCATAATAGAGGGATTAGAGGTGGGTGATTATTCATCTGGATATGATCATCCTGATAAATATATAAATTTTAATGAAGGTGGTAAAAATCCATTTATAAAAAATGGTGGAGAAAAAACAAGAGTGATGTTAACAAAAAGTAGACATTGGAAAATAACAAATAGTTGTTGTATGACTTTTGCTGTTAGATTAAAAACATTGAAAGAGGATTTGCCAATAATACAAAAATATTGCAGTGGAAAACATACTCTATCATTTCCAATGTTTATTGAGCTTAATAGAGTGAATAATCGAAATGTTGTTTCTTGTATTCCTGCAGTTTCTACCCATGGAGAAACAAAATATTTATCACCATTAATTGATTGGGAAAAACAATTTTATAAAATTGAAAATCTTAAATGACAAAGTTGGAATAATAAAAATAGAGAAAATATATATTTTCTTTTTTATAGAGAAAGTAATGACAAAAATAAAAAATGGTTATAACACAAAAGATTTAATGTACAAAAAGGCATTAGAATCGATTCAAGCGAAGGTTGCTTTAGATGAATATCCGTATAGTCCTATGAATCCAACATTCATGGAAAGTTGGGTGAAGTGCATGATTGATGGACATTACGGGTTTGCGATTGATGAATCCAACATGTATTTATATGTGACTGTCAAACAAGCTGGAAAAGATCAACAACAGACTTATTTATTTCAGCGATCCGAGTAAATTTTCATGGGAATTTGTTGTAATGGAAAGGTGGTCATATTTCATTCAATCTTCTGACGACAAATGGGGCAATAATCAATCTGTACAATACATTTTGAACAAACAAAGTGGTTGTAATGATTTTCATGGATATTAACAATGTTGTTTTTTTCTTCATAGCAAATACAACAGGTTGCTTTTATTTTTTTACGTTTAATATATTTTAACTCTCTTAAGAAAAGGCGACTATCCTTTGGCATAGGAATTTCAACTCGTATAATCTGAAATCCACGGACGAAAATTTCACATGGAAATGTGTCATAATCATCTTTATTAAAATATATATTGCATCGGGTGGTTACCTTACCATAATAATCTGGCAATGGTAATTCATTGAAAAAAAATTCTGTAAACGAAATTATTTTCAATATATTCATTCTTGGATACATACAAATAAATTGCAATTTATTTGACATGCCACACATCAAATTCATATCATTAACATCAATCTCAAATGTCGACTGATAAATCTTTCGATAATAACAAGTACCTAAGAGCTTTTCATTTAAAAAAAAGTAAAAACTCATACTTTACTTACAATAAAATAATAATTTTTATTCAATTTGAAAAAAAATTTCACCTCATCAAACTCTTATTATATAGCCTCAACCGACTCCTCATCATCTGTGGATGCCAAAACTTTATATATATTTGTTGATGTAACGACTTCCACTTTCTTTGGAACAATCTCCTTGACCGGTTTTTTCAATACAATATTAGGATTTAATAAAGATCGAGTCGTATACGGTTTATCATAATGAGACAAACGACGAACTTGGACTTCACAAAGCTTCAATTGTAAAGAAATTCGATTACCAATGATAATATTTTCCACCTTAATTGCAGCACGAATTAAACATTTCGTATTTAAAAGCTCCAAAGGCTCAAATGTATTATCTGTTTTTTCATCCACAAAATAAGTCAAAATATTGTTATTTCGATTGTTAATAAGTTTTGTGTAAAGAATTGGACCTTTATCCTCCTTCTTTACTCCATTTTCGTACTTCCAATTTAAAATATTAAAATTACGAATCATTTCATCATTTAACTTTAATTCATCTTTTGTTTCCACCAAAAAGTTTCGACAATAATCAACAATCTCCTGTAATTTTGTTGTAAATTGCCGTTCCTCAACCGTAACATCTCGTTTCCCCCATAAACAAATGGGCATCTGATAACCGACAACTGTTTCATACTCTTTATTCTTAATTTCCTGAATTCCAAACGATAACAAATTCGGTGGAGTTTTAATAATTAATGGGACAATTTCATTTGCTTCATTGCGAATTCCAACAGGTACAATAGTACGGTGTGTTCCTTGAAACGAATTTGAAAATACAATATTTTCAGTTTTTAATGAGTCAATCTCTGTTGTGTACATTTATTTTTGGTAAAATACAAAAATCGTCAAGATAATCAATTTTTGTAATTTTATAGAATTTGAAAGGATGATAATACATTTCCATTGTTGACAACAGGAAAAATAGTCTTGTATGTTCCTGTTTCTGCATTAAATTTTGTTGGATGGTAAATGTACTCGTTTCTCTCATTTCTTTGAAAAAATTGTTTCATCGAAGATAAATCATATATACCATTATCATTTCCAATACATGGAATCACAATTTTATTACCAAAAAGATCATAAGTAGTTTCGTCTGTCATTTTAAAATTAGACTTGTAAATAATGACAAGACGTAGCAACAACTGTTTCTTCGTGAAACGTTTTGGTAAATTCACATTCTGAATTTTACCATACAATCGAAGATCGTGTTTTGTAATTTGATTCATTTTTGAAAAATCATTGGTTTCAATAATGTTTTTAATAACGAATTGACTACGAAAACATAGTACGTTTGAATCAATTTTATATCCATTTCGAAAAACATATGATTTTCCATGTAATTCCCCTTTTCCATGATATTTTCCAAAACGAAATCGTCCAGCATAAATCAATTTATCTCTATAAAAAGTCTTGGCAGATCCATGAACATAGCCATTCATAAATTTACCAAATACTTTTTTCGATTCACGCATTAAAAACAAATTTCCAGTCCCATGAAACAAGTTTTGTCTAAAATCACCTTGATACACATAATTGTTATCATAAATAAATAATCCTTTCCCATGAAAATTGCTCTGACGAAATTTACCCTGGTAACGTAAAATATTTGTTATCATTGTACCATTTCCACAATATTCGTTATGTTTCATTTCACCATTATAATACAAGAAACCATTTGGTAAATACTCCACAATTTTCCCATGTGCCTGTCCATGTTTGAAAAACCCAAATCGAAATAATCGTCCATGTCGATAATATTCTTTCCCAATACCTTCATATTTTCCATGTTTGAAAAAACCATCATATTTAATTTTCCCATTGTTTACAAATTTTTTTCCATAACCATGAAACTTTCCATTGGAAAACTCACCAATATATTCTAATTTCCTTTGTGATGAATATAATTTACCAAATCCATGTAGATTTCCATTCCGAAAAAACCCTATATAATTCGTACACAATGGGTCATTCTCTTTGATTGAAAAAACAACCCCAAAACCATGTAAACGTCCTTGTTTCCAATTTCCCCAAAATATATTCTTGTGGTTGATATAAATACCATATCCATGAAAACGCAATGTTTCCTTCCATTGTTTACATTCACCCCGATAAATACAACAGTTCGATTTGAAATCTAGTATTTTATATCCATTTCCACTAGTATACACTCGATAATGTTTCCTACTTATTGGTATATCATTTTCTGTAACGATCCGAAAACATCCACTCATTCTTTCTATTTTTTATCATCTCTTTAAATTTTTTAAAAGTTGAAAATGAAAATATTATCTATTGATAGAAAAAGAAATGTCTATTCATAAGAAATATTGGAAAAATGGAAACATTCGATATTTAAAAGAAGGTCGTTGTAATCGTGAAAAACATTATTATTATGATAGTCATGAACGATTGCGTTGTGTTTATCAAACAGTTAATAATCTTAAATGTGGTCCTTTCGTAATTAAAAATAAGTTTGGAAAAACCATTCAAACCTCCTATTACTTGAACAATAAATTACATGGAAAATCTACAAAGTATAGAAATAATGGTGAATTATTACAGGTGGCATTATATTACCAAGGAAAATTACATGGATATAAACGCAACTATGATCGTAAAAGTCGATTGACAATGGAAACAACTTATCATATGGGTCGTCGTTATGGGTGTCAAACAACATTCTCTCCAGTCAGTGGAAGCGTCATCAAAAGACAATTTTATGAAGCTAACCAAAAACATGGCTATTATTTTGAAACTCAACAAGATTATATAATTGAAGGAACATATGAAAGAAATCAACAACATGGCTTATGGATTAAATTCTTTCAAAAGAATGGTGAAACGGTTGCGCAGGAAACATTTAGTTTCTCCAACGGTAAAAAACATGGTTTATGGACATTCCAAGGGAATAATCTAAATGTAGTTGCAGAAAATTTCAAAAGAAACACACAAAAATTCTATTTCATAGGACTCTTTTATCAAAATGAAAAACATGGTATTTGGAAAGTATATGTGGACGATCAACAAATACTTCAACGTAGCTATCTCTTTGGTAAAATGAATGGAACAAGCTTTAATTATAATCATGATGAAAATAAATACGACATTATCCCCTACGTAGATAATAAAATTCATGGGTCTTTGAAAAGTTTTGAAAATGAAAAACTGCAATCCACCATTCAATATCAAAACGGAAAACGAGAAGGAACTGCAGAAACATTTTACCCAAATGGTCAACGGAAATCTCAATCCACTTTTTTAGATGATCAATTGAATGGTCAAAAATGGAACTATGACGAAAATGGAAGTCTAATCTCAATCTTTAATTACAAAAATAACAAACTTCATGGAGCTTTTTGGAAACTTGAACAGGAACTTCATTGTTATGGAATATTCGAAAATGATGAACAAACCGATTTTGAATGGAAAATTTATCCACATGGAGTCGCATATCAATTCTCATCCTACAAAGACGGAAAAATTCATGGCAATAGCTACACTTATGCTGAAAATGGTACTCTCCAGTCCTATGAACAATATTACAAAGGAATAAAACATCAAAAGGCATATACCTATTTTCCAAACGGAAATATTGAAACCATAAGACTATTCTACTATGGAAAATTGTATGGAAATAGAATACAATTTTTCCAAAATGGAAAATTATCATTTAGTATGTCCTATTACGACGATAAACGTGATGGACCATTCCATCAATTCTCCTTGGATGGAAAATTATTGAAAAAAGGGTTTTTTAAAGAAAATAAACTTCAAGGATGGGCTAAAATAAATGAAATATATGGTGTTTTCGTTGATAACAAAGCTATTGTTTTATCATCTGATACACAAAATGACTGTATCATTTGTTATGACAAAACCAAAAGTAAAACAAACTGTAATCATTATATTTGTTTTTCCTGTGCCAAAAAACTTTTGATGCAACCATCTTCTCGAACACATTGTCCATATTGTCGCACTTCTTTTTCTTCCAAAGAAATTTTTTCTGACAAAATTTTATTTAATTAGTATATTCTAGTAATTAATTTTTTTTACACCATTTAAAACATTGACTTAATCTAACATTAGTCTTCTATATAAAACCATTGATTATTATTAAAGAACATACACTAATTTGTATAACTTGAAACAGTCATGTGCATATATTGTTGTTTTATATTGTATAAATTGGTCTAAATGTAAAGGTAACATTTTCACATGGGAAGAATATTTTTGTTCATAAGAATCATTATTGTGAATATGATAAATAAAAAGTTTCGAATTCTCATCAAGTACAGTTAAGTAAGGATAGTCAGATGCCATATACTTTGCCATTGGGATCGACAAGTAAAATGAACTACTCAATTTCTCAAAACTCCCATAAAATTTAAGAACATACACCCCTTTTGTTGGAAAAAATATAAAAACATGAATAAAATTGCCCTCTTTGTTAATTGTTATCTTTTGTCCTGGCATGTTGATTGGAAGTATAATTTCAAATAATATTTCCCTTTTTGATATATTTTGAATCATAAAATGATTTCCTTCATCAACTGTTAAAACAGAATCGACTCCAAACATTGTTGCTGCCGTCCACAATGATGAGTCTTTCGATAATCCAATCAGTTTTGTGCCATTTTGATATATGCTTCCATTCATAAAGATTTCATGAAAAGTATCTAATTGAAAATCTGTGTATAAGGGGGAAGAACTAGCTGTAAAAAAATGAATTTTATCAACATGACTCCAAAACCAACAATTCTTTTCACTCTTTAACGCCCACTCATTATCTGATTCTATATATTGTTCAATAAAATGGTTTTTCCAGTTTACATTTCCTCGTGGTTTTATTTTGGTTTCATACCATCGTACATCATCAGCATGGTAAATACCGTCCTCGTTCCATTGAAATTTTCCCATTTTTTTTACAGGTTTTTCACAATTTAAACCATACAGGTTTCCATCTCCGTCGAGATAACCTACTCTTTTTTGTGATTGATTGTGAAAAATGTTGACAATCTTGTGTTTACAACGTGATTCAAAAACCAATATATTAAATAGTAAATGTCGATATTTCATTTCACTTTCTTTAAAGATTTTTATCGTTTAAGCTAAAAAAACTAAAAACTTAATTTATAAATAATAAAAATGCTTCATTACTTTTTGAAACGGTTTGGATTTTCAGCGTGGAACATTATTTTGTTGGGAAGCATTATCATTTTATTTATTTTATGGATTTTTTTCTCCAACAGAGAAACATCCTCTAGTTCAACAACATTCAATGATGCTGTCCATAAAATGTTTGAACCAGTTTCAACTCCACCATCCTCTCCAGTTTCAACTTCACCATCTTTTCCAAATGAAACATCTTCAAAATTTTCGTCCAAAGGAGAAACAAAATGTCGAGAAATCTTGGAAAGAATCACTGGAGAAAAATTTGATAATGTTCGACCCAGTTGGCTGGTTAATCCTGTCACTGGTCAGAGTTTGGAATTAGACTGTTACAACGAAAAATTAAAATTAGCTGTAGAATACAATGGAATTCAACACTACAAGTTCAATAAATATATGCACCAAAATTCAAGAGACAAATTCCAAAATCAACAATATCGCGACCTAATTAAAAAAGATTTGTGCCAAAAAAATAATGTCCACCTCATTGTTGTCCCATATGATATTGATATCAAAAATATTGAATCATTTTTATTAAAAAAAGTAAAAGAATATATTGAAAATAAAGTATAAAAATTTTTCAAAAATATTAATATAAAACCTGATAAAAAATTATTAACTTTGTACAAAATAATCATGACAGTATTTCATATCTACACCGATGGAGCATGTCGTGGTAATCCTGGTCCTGGAGGATGGGGAGTTTATTGCGAAAATGATCAAAGAAAACTCTGTGGATATGAACAAAACACAACTAATAATCGAATGGAATTACTAGCCATTATTCGAGCATTCGACTTGATTGATGAAACTAAAAATGTCTATAAAATATATACAGATTCCCAATATGTATACATGGGTATCACGCAATGGCGGAATAACTGGAAAGCCAAAAATTGGACCAATAGTAAAAAAAAAATTATTGAAAATATTGACCTTCTCGTAGATCAACATCCAACAACAAGTTATGAATGGGTAAAAGGTCATAATGGAAATGTAGGAAATGAACAGGCTGACAAATTAGCAACAAGCGTCTTATCACTTCAAACTCTTTGAAAATCTATACTAATGAGTCCAATACAATACTCCTTGGCATCATAATTTATGAATAAAAAAGAAAATAACCACCTTTTTCTATTCCGAACAGTTTATTATACTTGTCTACGTACCCAAAAAAAATATTTATGCAAAAAATGATTTTTTTAAAGATTATCATGAAAAGCTAATTATATTAATTTATATCCATTATAATATTTTTATTCCCATATTATATACAACATTTTTGTTTGTATATACATTTTCTTTATCTTTCAACTAGTAACATGACTCAGGCGCTCACTTTTTTTTATTATGACGTGAAATATGAAATCCCAATCAAGGAAACTTGTCCTCTCACCAACAAAATCACCACGGAAACGTTGGAACTTCCCATGGTAAAAGTGAAAACCCAATTTCTCATGAAACCAGTATATTTTACTGGAAATATAGAGAAGGAAGGTACGTATCAATATGCCCATGGACCCGGTCAAATAGTCAGCATGGACGGGGTTTTGCTTCATGACGGTGAATGGTACAAAGGAAGAATGATGCATGGAAAGATTTTCTTTACGGACACTGGAGTGTTGCGTTATGACGGAGAATTTTATCCAAATGGGGAATTTAAAAAAGGAAAACTTTATGGAAAAAAACGCGATTTTGATTATGAAGGTTCATTTGATATTTGTTCTCGCTTTCATGGACATGGTATTATAACTTCTCCTTCAGGTCTCCTTTTTGATGGAAATTGGAAAGACGGAAAACCAGATGGACATGGAAGTGTAACTTATCTCAATGGAGATAGCTATGTTGGTAATTTTAAAAACGATCGAAAACATGGTCATGGTGTTTATACTTACACTGATGGTGCAACTTATGTTGGTAATTTTAAAAACGACAAAAGACATGGTCATGGTGTTTATACTTACACTGATGGTTCAACTTACGTTGGATATTGGAAAGATCATGTCCAACATGGACAAGGTACATGTCGAAGTGCACGTGGATATTATTTTCAAGGATTGTCTAGGAAAGGTTTGAAACACGGAGCGGGAACAGAATTGTTGTCTGATGGAGAAAAATATATTGGTAATTTCAAAAACCACAAACGTCATGGTAAAGGTTTTTTGGAATTTGCTAGTGGGGTTTCATTTCAGGGTTCTTTTGAAGATGGTCATATACATGGTCAAGGAACTTTGTTTCGAAAGAATAATCGTATTTGGAAAAAAGGTCATTTTGAAAACAGTGATTTACATGGAAAAGGCATTGTGTTCGCCAATAATGGTACGGTTCAACTAGAAGGTACATTTATTCATGGAAAATTTTATGACCAAACTGCATTGATGATCCAAAAGTATTTGGATACACGTGATTCATCTGAATTGAAAAAAATTACTGGAAAAGAAATTCAAAAATATATTGAAATAAAATTTAAAACAACCTATCCTGTTTCGATTTCGAAACAATATCTTTTGAAACAATTGATTGAATTTTCGAAACCAACCGAAGATTCTTCAGTCGAAGAAAATTATGACGAGTTTGGAAATGAAATTCAAACAAAATGTCTTGGAAATGATGGGAACTTTTATGATATTGAATCCATGTTTTACTTGTTTCAACAAAATGAAATAGGGGAGTATACAAATATCCCATATGCTTATGTGGATAACAGGAGAATTCCAAATTTTCCAAGGATGGGAAATGGAAAACTTTTGGATGGATATCGTATTGTTTTTGACAATGAAGATTTAGTTCCTCCAACATTGACGAGAAACAACTCCCATAATTCAAATATTAATTTAATTTTCGATGAAGAAATGATCGAAATATAATTCGGTTTTTCAAAAATATTTAAACAAAAATTAAACTGAATGAAAATGGAACGATCTGGACAACCTTGGACAGAACAAGAAGATACAGATTTAGCGTATCAAATCAAACTTAATAAAGAACTACAACAAATTGCTTTGAAGCATAAAAGAAGTGTACGCGCCATTCGACTTCGTTTTGCTTATTTAATTCAAAAAAAGTTACAAGAAAACAAATCAAAAGACTTTATCGCGACATATTTTCATATAAGTCCTGAATATTTAGATAGCTTATTGGCAGAACAACAAAAACAAGATAAATCTAGCGTTTTTGAAAAAGAATTAAATGAAATGAAAGGTAGAATTGAAAAATTGGAACATGCATTGCTAAAACTTTATAAAAAGATAAAATCTGATAAAATGAAATAATAATTGAATATTTTTAAAATGAGAACAACATCTCTTCCTGTTTCTTTTGATAAGCAAAAGATGAATCTTTGGCGAAGTGCCTTTCATAATATTCAATTAATGCTACAACGTCGTGATGATTTTCGTTTCGATGACATTGAATATGACTGTATTCTAATTTTTCAAAATTCAAAAAGAGATCGTGTCGTTTTATTTTTTCATTATGCTGAGAAAATGGGCATTGATACTTTACGTTACATTATACAATATTCAGAGTTAAAAAATATTCGTCATATTATTATTATTTTACAAAATACATGGTCTACCAATTGTAAGAAAGTATTAGAAAATCTTTTACATTTTGACATTGAAGTTTTCAATCTAAATGAATTTCAATTTGATATTACAAAATCGTATTATTATGTTCCACATGAAAAGATAACAAACTCTGAAGAAGCTCTTTCCATCTCACAATTATATAAAAACAGTATACCTTTAATTTTAAAATCAGATCCGATTGCAAAATATTTCAAATTTGAAAAAGGTGATATAATCAAAGTCCATCGAGAAGACTTTGGACAAAATGTCATTTCTTATCGAATCGTTCGATAGAATGTCATTTAAAATTTATCTTATTTTTGAACAAAATCTGTAGGTGGAAGTTGGGTTTTGAGAGCAATATTGTTTGGATTCGTGGTGTAATTATCAACTCTATTCCAAAGATTTGTTTTATAAGAGGACTTCCACTCTTCCACCATTGGTAATTTTCCACCTACTGTATTCAAAGAGCAACATTCGGAAGATCGAACTGCAGGTGGTTGACATAAAGAGACTTTTTCAATCATACATTTTTTGCGTTCTGCAGACACTTGAAAGAGTGGTCTTGTATATTGCTGTTCTAGTGTCTCATAATTTTCACAAATTGTACAATCACTGCAGAAAAAAATGAAAAAGATGGAAATCACTTCTAAAACAAACAAGACAAAAATCATGATATCTTTTTTTATGTATTTCATAAAGAAAAAATACAAGACTAATAAAATACCAAGAATACATGAAATTACAATACCGGGAATATTCGCCATTTATTATCATCAAAATTTTTTTTTTTTAATTTAAACAAACGTTTTGTTCATGCAAGTAATATCGAACGAAACGTAATGAAAATTCAGCTTGTAATCCAATTGTGATAAAAATATATCCAAAAAAGAAATCTAAATATGCATTCGAAAATTCAACCTCTTTTATGAATCGATTTATTCGTTTCATGATACTGACATTGTTTGCAAATAAATGCAAAAAATAAAAAAATAATAAATCCTCTTTTTCCATTTGTAATTTATCGTATTTTTTGTTCGTTTTCATTTTTTTCAAATGAATTTAAAGAATCAGGATATAAATGAAAAAAAATGCAAGGAGACGACCGGTATCAAGATATGATTAGTACTTTGAATGGCATTGAAAACACTTCTAACTTTGGTGAATTGTCACCATCACGAGTTTTGAGTCAAGAGAAAAAAATTCCATTATTTCTATTTGATAAAACGAAATTAAAAGAATATGCGATTTATTGTGCAGTATTTTTTGTATGGTCTTTAATTTTAGTTATTATTTTTCATCCTTCAGTGATTGATGTTGATGGAAAAATAAGCATCAAAAAATATTTTACAATAAGTTTTTTTGTTTTTGCTACGTTACTTTTAACTTTTTTCGTGACAAATTATTTGTATAGACGTTTTATCAAGAAAATGACATTTTAAAGCTGATGGAAGGAGTTTTTCGTTTATAAAACTCTAGATTCGTAAAAGCAATTTTCGTTTGTTCATCATGGTAGTTAGTGTCTGGTATTTCATCTTTGACATCTCTCTCTTCCAGTCGAATCCATTCGTCATAGTCAAGATGATGTAGTATGGACATGTCATTACACATTATAAAATCTTCAAAGTTTGTAATAGAAGGTGGTTTTGTTTTCAAAAGATGAAGTAATCGTTTTTGAAACTTTTGAACAGTTGGGTGCCGATATATGGAAGAATACATTTTATCTCGAGTTTTGAAAAACGTCTTCATGTCTTCTTGTATTCTTTCACAAAAACACACCTTGTTATTGATTATTTTCATATTGTGAAGGATTCTATTTCCGTCAATACCAATCGTTACTCCAAGATGCATCGCATCACGAAAAATGTAATCAAACTTATCCGAGTCAAAACTTGAATAGGGATTGCAAACAATTGTATCATACCAATGTTCATTTGGTGGATTATGAACTCTACATGCGATAAATTCCACTTCCATCGGGGAAAGATCTATGGAATATTTTTCAACCATCATGCGAAATAATATGACACTTCTCTCTTCATGACTAGAAGGTATTGACATAAATGGTGTAATTTCATCAAAAAGATGTGAAAAAGGACCATGTCCAAGATCATGAATAAGACCTGTAATGCAAATCAATTCTTGCGTTCTTTCGGAAAGAGAATATGCTTTATTTTGTAATAAATGATTTAATATCATTCGAGTTGTATGATATACACCTAAAGAATGTGCAAATCGGGTTGTTGTTGCGCTTGGAAATACCTTGTATGCTAATCCGGTTTGTTTTATATAGTGTAATCGTTGAAAAAAATAAGTATCCATAATGGATAACGCCAAATTCGAAACGCGAATAACGCCCCAAACAGAACATTGGATTTCTTTCATCTTGATCAAGAAAGAAATCATTTTTTTTTTTCAAATTTTGATTTAAAAAAATGAAAACATTATGAAAGAATGTGGGGTCTACTTATATTATGTTATATTTTTTGGGATAAAATTGTTCTCTTTTGGCAATTTATGAAAATGTTATGGCGAAAAAATCTTGACAAGTCAAATGATGACAAAATATTGGCGGTTCAACTTGTTGCAATTGATGTTTTTGCAATTACGTATGAATATATTCGAATATTGTTGAAATTAAATTCATCTTCAAACATGGTACATTCAGTATCAAAGAGGGAAATCGAAGTGGAATATTCCTATGCGGGACAGCCATTTCGATTTCGAACAAAAATCAAAAAAGGTCCAAATAAATTTTTGGTACAAAAGATTTATGACAAAGATGAAGTGGATGTAACAGACACTGTGAAGCAATATTTAGGTCCAGCAGAAGATTGGCATGGACAAAAGTTAACTACACAAATATTGGGTTTTGATTCCTTGACATTTTTATTGCAAGATGATAAAAAACTTGTTTATAATGACACATTACCTGTAATCGAGTAAGGTGTTATGGTAGTGTTATCTGTGTGACGGTATCGTATTCAAAACATTTATAAAATAATAGAAGAAGTATCAAGGTAACAAAAAATAAAACAAAAACATGAGTTAAGAATTTGTATAAATTTTTCATGTGGTCACCAACAACATTTTCGTTAATCACATTTTCTATTAAATCATTAATAAGCAATGTAAGTGCCAAGAGGAAAGAACTAAACAAGGCAGCAAATACAAAGGAATATTTTCGGAGTCGAAAATCAAGTTTTTTCAATCGCATTTTTATACAAAAAAAAAAATAAAAAATAAACATGTTTCAATTCAAAGATGAATCATTTGTCTGGATTATTATTTTTAGAAAATGATTTAAAACGAATCTATAATTTATAAAATATGCAATTTTTTGGTGATACCGTAGCTGTTTTATGTTTGCGAAAAAATTTTACTGAAGAATTACAAAATCATTTTTCGATTTTTAAAAACAAGGTGGAATTTGAATTGGTTGATGGGATAAAAAATTCGACCAATGAAGGTGATGTCGATGTAAGTTTGTGGAAAATTTTACAACATTCAACGATAGACAATGTTAGTATTGATATTCTACAGAATCACTTAAAACTGATCCAAAAACATTTGGATGCAGGTACTCAAACTATTTTAATTATGGAAGAGGATGCACGATTTCCTGACATGTCCGAAAAAAAAATGAAACTTTGGAACGAGACAAATAAGTGGTTACAAGAAAATCAGCAAATATGGGATATTTTTTACTTCGGTTATTGTAATTGGCCTTTTCCAGTTTCTTTGTTTCATCAATCTAATATTGTACGTCTATTTACACCCTTATGTGCGCATGCTTATTGTCTGAATCGGAGTGGTATGGAAAAAATCATCAATTCGATACAAAATGATAACTTTCATCATACAATTCACTTTGATAAACTCTTAACACGTGTTCCAACTTTGCGAAAATATGGTGTATTTCCACAGTTATCGTTTCAAGAAACTTGTCCTGCATTATACGTAAAAGCTTGTGACATGATGAATAAAAATATTTCGTTTCAAACCTTTTCCAAATTCAATGAACGTTTAAGTGTTGTCCTTCCATTTCTTTTTATTTTTCTGCTCTTTATCATAATCTATATGCATTTATATAAAAAATGAAACACATGCTATTGCTAACGAACAAAGAAGTAATAAAAATATAACAGGTATTATTTTTTTATAAAATCGAAAATGATTTAGTCCATACACTAAAACCCATATCGATAAGACAGTAGCGACACATCCAAGACCTAACTCTGTATATCGTAGCGTTAACGCATCATTTTTAGATGTTATAATGTCGTCATTGTCTGATGGAATATCATTTTTGTACTCTTCGGTATTATCATATGATTCCGTATTATTATCCAAATTTTTCATTATTTTTATTAAAGTTGTTAAAATTTATTTTTTTAAAATATGTGTGCAAAATAAAGAATGGAAAGTCCTTTTCATATATCCTCAACATTTGTCGCAAGTAGCAGGTTTAAAAATGTGAAAGATGTTCAAGACTCACTAAAAAAATACCATAATGGTGAAAGTATTGGTTTCTCAAAAACTGCTTCATTAAAATCAATGGGCTTACTACCAAGAAGTAATGGAAAATTTGTACTTGGAAAAAAATACCTCGACATTAAAAATTCGAAAAATGTTTCCAAAAAAAAATAGTGAAATTTATTTCTTTCGTACTCGAACGACACTTTGCGGATGAATGTAAAATTCCGGGGGACCATTTTTCTTACATCCACTATCTTCCAAATAGACATGATGGTCCATTATATTTCCATTATAATCTGTTTTATAAATGGAAAGACCATCAATATAGAGTAAGCGATGAAATAAATTCCAGTGAATATTCCAATAGAATAAAAATTCGGCATCTTTTAAAACAATATTGGTTAACTCAACGGTAATAGATTTTTTATTTTGAATCATTTTTTTTATTGTCTTTACCATTTTTTCATATAATGGTTTATTTTCATGAATAATTAGTCGATTATTTATGAAACAATTTATTTTTGGATCAAGAATGCTACTGTCATAAACATTTGATCGATAATTCTTTTTCATAATTGTTACCGTGTTCCAATGCCAAAAAGCTTGACAATTTTGTACAATACAAAACGTAAAAAAAAGGAAATTGTAATATATCATTTTATTGAATCCAAATAAAATTTAAAAACTTCAAATTTAACATTCTTTGAAAATATTTATTTTTCATAAAATAATTTAAATATTTTCTAATTATTTAAAATAGAATTATTGTCGAATGAAATCTTATGTTTTAAAGTTTCGTCAAAAATTTCTGGATAATCAGAGGACATTAAATCATCGACAGTATAACCATCTTTTATATACCAAAATTATTTTTTAATTTATTCATTGAATTTTCTACACTGATTATTCTGTAGTGATAACACAATAGTATTCCATTTTCGATGTCAGTTTCTCTCAAATTTTCATAAAATGGATCTAATTGTTACTTTTCATTGCGAATACCATCAACAATGGATATGTCATCTGTATTATCCTTGGGGTGATGATCCCAAATAGAATTAAATTTATCTGTTTTGAATATACATTTTACCTCTATTTTTTCATACCTACATCTGAATTTCGATTTTTTATAATGAGGATGTTTATTATTATGATTCCATCGATAAGTATTTTCTGCTAATATACTATTTGGATTTTTCTCTTTGGAGTTACATGACATCATTACCCAGGGTATTTTTATACAATCGACATCCTTAAAAGTAGTATTTAATTCATCTTTTATTGTATTTGTTATATTTTTTTTCGTTGTTATGAATTCATCTACATCACAATATATCATCCATTTGAATTTTGATTGAATTTGTTTATATCATAAAATTCTTGTTGAATATTACTATTATATTTATCATCTTTATATGAATTATGGAACTTACTGCGATACTTTTCAATATATTTTTCTGTTGGTGTCTTTTCTGGAATAATATTGGGTTTTAAAGGAGTAAAAAGAATTTTTAAATAAATAAAAGCAGAAAACATGATAGATCCACCTATTGTAATTCCAAGACATCTATATAGAAAAAAATCACTAAAAGAGCTAGAGGAAGGTTTTAAGAAAAAATCTATAAACATTATTATATTAGTACCATAGTTAATTTTTATGTCCAAATTTCGCAATAGATTTATTTTTCATAAAGTATTCATCCTTTTCGGAATAATCACTTATTAAAAGATTATTATAATTTTCTTTTTTGTAACCGTCTAATTTATTATTTATAAACTTTCGTTTTGCAGATTCTTTGGAAAAAATACGATAATGATAACATAATAATGAAGCATATTGAATATCATCCTCACGTAAATTTTTATAAAAAGGGTCTAATAAAGATTTTTTATTATAGACACTTTCAACACAAATAATAGACTGTTTCGTTTTATTTGGATGATGAAGTCCAAGAGAATCAAATTTTTCACATTTTGCGATACATTTTACTTCTATTTCTTTGTATCGACATCTACCCTTTGACCAATTATTTGGATGCGGATGTCTTAAATCATGATTCCAACGTTTTGTTAAACACTGCAATATTGAAGGAGGATCTTTTTCATACCCACTAGAAGACATCATAACCCATGGTATTTTAATACAGTCTACATTTTTATAACGTTGTGAAAGTTCATCCCGTATCGTATGGTCTTTAATAGTAGAAGTAATAAATTCATCACAATCTACAAAAATATTCCATTTAAAGTTTTTTTTTATTTGTGTAAACACATAATTTACATGATGTGTTTGTCGTTTTTTAAAATTGGTAGATTCTATGATAGTAACATTAGATTGTTCAATAATAGATTTTTTTATAGGAATGGTTGATTCAACATCGTACAAAATAAAAATATGATCAACGCCTTCTCCAAAATAATATTCGACAAATTCTTCTAAAAACGGTTCGTTAAGATAGCGTGTAATCAAAGATAATAATTGCATTTAATTGATAATATTTATTATATTTTTTATTATATCTTTTTAATATATTATTTCAATCCTATCATCATGAAGATTATCATAAATTGATTTATCATTACTATTATCATCAATGATGAATATTATATCGACTCCCTGTGATAGATAATAATCACAAAATTCTTTTATGAAAAATTCATCTTTACATCTTGTTGTTAAGCCTAAAAAGAACACGTTATCATTGATGACTTCGGCTCTAGGAGGTGGTGAATCATACGTCTCGAATAACTTTTGTGTCATCTCTTTATCTATTAAGTTTTTTTAATTGCAACTGAAAAAAAACATATCTTTAACCAAGTTTCGTTGTTGTAAAGTTCCTATTTGATGTAAATTTATTAATTTATGGAATGAAAACTCGTTTTTGGTATCCCGTAAGATAATTTCCGGCTTTATTCACAACATATGACATAAAAATTCTTATTTATTCTTTTTATCCTTCCTGAGGTTGTATCTAGTCGTGTGTTTAGGAATCGCTCAATTTTTTCTCAGTATGGGACCTATTTTCATGTTTCGATTATATTTGTCCAACTCGGATGTATCAATATGATAAACAATTTAAATATTTTAAAAACAATTTAAATAGACTGTGAATACTATAAAATGTATAAAATCCTTGGATTTTTTTTATTGTCATTGTACTTGACAAATGGTTTTCAAATTTGGTCTCCTACAAGTTGGAGATCAAAAGTAATTCGTCAAGTACCAACTTATGAAAATAAAACAGAATTGATAAAGATTGAAAAACGATTACGTCAAAAACCACCCTTGATTTTTGCAAAAGAATGCGAAAATTTAAAACGCGACTTGGCAAAAGTGGCAAATGGTGATGCATTTGTTATCATGGGTGGAGATTGTGCAGAAACATTTGACGATTTTGATACAGTTACTATACGCGACTTGTATAAATTGTTATTGCAAATAGGTATTCTTCAAACCTATGCATCGGGAAAAAAAACCATCAAAATTGCAAGAGCTGCAGGACAATTTGCAAAACCAAGATCGAATGATTTTGAAACACAAGATAACGTCACTTTGCCCGTATTTCGCGGTGATATTATTAATAGTAATGAATTCACTCCAGAAGCAAGAAAAGCTGATCCGAAAAGAATGCTTCAGGCATATGATCAATCTGTTGAAACCATCAATCTACTTCGGGCATTTTCAAGTGGAGGATTTGCTAGTTTGCATCAATTACAAAAATGGAACTTGTTGGCATTACAAAGAAATGAACTGACAAATCCAAAACTTATTTATGGCATCAATCATGCTTTGAAATTTTTTGATGGACTGGGTTTACCATTTTCCCATCCTCTATTAAGTCAAACAACTCTTTATACTGGTCATGAATGTTTATTGTTGCATTATGAAGAAGCACTAACTAGAAAAGACAGTCTGTCAAAAAAATACTACGATTGTTCAAGTCATTTTATATGGATCGGTGATCGAACACGAGATTTAGATTCGGCACATGTTGAATTTTGCCGGGGGGTACAAAATCCTATTGGTATTAAAATTTCAAAAGAAACAAATGTAACCGAATTGGTGCAAATTATGAATACCTTGAATCCAACAAATGAATATGGAAAAATCACTTTAATTACAAGATTTGGTGTTGATGAAATTGATGAACATTTTCCACCAATTATTAAAACCATTAGTAAAGAAATCATGAACGTGGTGTGGTGCTGTGATCCCATGCATGGAAATGGAAAAAATGTGAATGGTACAAAAACTAGATACGTGGAAGACATTCAACAAGAAATTCGTTCCTTCTTTTCCATCTTGAAATTATACAATCAAATCCCAGGTGGAATTCATTTAGAAATGACACCCTTAAATGTTACAGAATGTATTCATCGCGAAAAAAATCAAACCCTAGACAACTATAAAACCTTATGTGATCCAAGATTAAATCCTAAACAAGCATTGTCCCTTTTTGAAAGTTCATATTAATTCAATAAAAAACATCTTTCATATTAATACAATAAAAAACATGTTTCATTCTCCAACAAATCACGTCGACATATTGGACATGGAATCTCATTCATCTTTTGACGTTTATTCACATAATAAAAGAAACAGTGTTGATGAAACTGATGTTTGCAAGGAAGTTCAACATATTTCTCATCATTATGTTCTAAACAAATACTACAAATTTCTTTTCCCTTTGTAATGGTAATATCTAAATTGTTAAAAATGACAGAATCATATCGACCAATTAAAAGATTTTCATCAATTCGTCTTGTCATTGTTTTGTATTGATACAACCATTGAAAAAATATAAAAGTTGTCATAAATGTTTGTTCCGTGAAACTAAATGTGAGAACAAACGGAAAAACCATAAAGAGTAAAAAAATTATCGTAAATTCACATTCTTTATCAGGAATACCAGACATTATATAGAGATCCGTTACCAAATAAAGAATTGTTGAAAATAAATATAATCCATATAATTTTAGTAACTCGTTTTCTGAACAAATATAAAACAAAAACGCAACATTACATGAAAAAAGGACATTACGCATCTTTACAAATAGATATATTTATTTTCTATTTTCAATTTTTGTACAGAAAATTTTAAAGATAAATTGTTATTATAAAAATGTTAAATAATAACTTGTCAAACAACGATAAAGTCAGAGGTGATGGTATCACCAAGGAGTGGTTAAAGTGGATAGATGAAAATTTACAAAGAAAATGCAACATTAAAGAAATAAAAAAAAATTTGGAAAAAACTTTCTCAACACATCCGCAAATCAATCAAATATTGGCGGATCGAATTCGTCTTTCGAAAACAATTGAAAAAATAAAGTTTCCAACGGAAAAACTTGATTTGTACCTGATAAAAAATTTTTTGACAAGAAAAGAATGTCAAGATATTATTCAATCTGCAAAAGGACACTGTATTCCCTCCACTATAACAACACAAAAAACAGAAAAAGATTTGTATTTTCGTACCAGTTCTACATGTCATTATACCAATCTGACAGCCCAAGGTCAAAAATTTCTAGACAAAATTGATCAAAAAATTTGCAATCAATTACAATTGTCTTCCGAATTTAGTGAACTTATTCAAATTCAACATTATCTACAGGGAAATGAATTTAAATTGCATCACGATTTCTTCGATTCAAAAAGTTCAAAAGAAATTGAAAAAAAAGGAAATCGAACGTGGACATTTATGGTTTTTCTGAATGACGTGGAAAAAGGTGGTGAAACATTTTTCAAAACAATTAATGTAAAGTTTCAACCAAAACAGGGTATGGCATTACTTTGGAATAATCTTCATGAAAATGGTTTGCCTAATCACAATACCTTACATGCTGGATTGCCAGTCATTGCAGGGGAAAAATATATTATTACAAAATGGTTTCGCGAACTTCGCTAACCTTATCAATTATATCCTTTCAATAAAATACCAAATCTTTTTTTTTTTTATATGAGAAAAGATGTCTTTAAACCCTCCACCAATCGTATTTCGTATTGTATGGCCTATTTTATATTCATTACTGGTTGTTGTCACGATATTATTTTATGTATATCCTTCCACAAACTCAACAATTATGAGAGCAACTGAAGTTTTTTTCTGGGTAGGGATTGCACTAAATTTAATATGGCCTACCATTTTCTTTCGTCTGCAAATGAAAAATCTTGCGACCGTACTATCAATTGTTCTTCTGTTACTTGCTTGCATAACCTTGGTCTTATTTGCAATGGGTGATTCATCGGTTCGATGGGTTAACTTTGCACTATATTCCCTATACACCGGATGGCTGTTTTTTGCTGTTGTACTATTATTTGGAAGCCCTCCCCAATATTTAGAATCCGTAATGAAATAATAAATTAATTTACTTAAAAAATAAACATAGTAATTATACTGAGTTTTGTTCTAGTCTTCTAAGATCATGATTTAAACTTTTAATTAATCCCTTATACCATAATAATCCCGCAAGATAGACAAGAAAAAGGCATCCTAAAAAAAAATTTGTCCCTGGAAAATCAGTAACTACTGTAAACAAAAGGTACGTATAAAAGAAAATCCTTGTGAAAGTGAATATGAAAAATTGAATCGTTTTGAGTAGTAGCAGCAAATATTTATTGGAAGGATAACATTTAATAACATGATAAGTCATGTGTGTAGGAATATTTGATAACTCTGCCGCAATAAACATGGGATACACAACCTCGCGAAATTCTTTTGAATTTGTAAGTAACTCGTAAATAATGTATAATGCGATTAAATGATGAAACACGTAAATTAACTCCTTTTGTAGTGCAAAAAAGAAAATATAATACAAATCCCATTGATAATATAAATAAGGAAGAAGCAATGAAATTTGAAAATAAATCTCATTCCCAGTTAGACTATACTGTATTGCAGAAAAAATACATGTGGTTGCATCGAACAAACCAACTATATTTCGTGCTACAGAAGGATAATTATAACAGGATACACATAACTGGTAAATACTTGGATAAATGAAATGATAAAGAAATGTATACATTTTACTTAAAACAATATATTCTTTATATAAAAATTGATTAGAAAAAATATTTTCTGATTGTAGAAATGTCATTTGAAAATAAGATATACGAAATGGATAAATGGGAAATTAAGAAAGGTATTTACAATCCACCAAATTTTGAGAACGTTCACAAAAGAGTTGTCAAAACTTCACCACACATTGATCGCAATATTCACAAATTAATTGGTAAAGATGGAAAAAATTTTATCGACATTACCAAAAAATTTAATTTGCTCTATATTTTTTACATCGATCGTCAAATTGAAATTTATGGTATGGATTTGTCAAACGTTCATTACGCCATACATTATTTTATTAGTGAAATAAAAAAATTGAACAATACGTTCCAAACAGAATCGTAAAACAAAAAAAATTTCATATAAAGATTCGTTTATTGTAATAGAAAAAAAATGACAGAAACACTTTATTTAGATCCATCAAATTATGGAGCATGGTCTCAATATCGAAAAAATTGTGTTTCAGAAGAACAAGTTGAATCTACCTATTGTAAACACCTTTATGAATCATTATTTCAAGAAAAAAAAGAAAACAAAACACATATTGATTTAAGAAAGCAAGCAGCAAAATCAAATATCGACCTAAAAAAACCTTTATAAAGCTAATAATTTTAAAAAGTTATAATCTAAAATTGAATTATTAAATTAATTAAAATTAGAAAAAACTGCTGATTTTTTTTTTTTGATTCATAAAAAAAATTAAATCAAAATAATTAATTCTTTCGAAAAAATATTTTTTGGTAATTTCTTTTTTTTTAAATTTAATTCTTTCGAAAAAATATTTTTTGGTAATTTCTTTTTTTTTTTAAATTTAATTCTTTCGAAAAAATATTTTTTGGTAATTTCTTTTTTTTTAAATTTAATTCTTTCGAAA